CCGGCATTCCCCAATCGTTATGCTGTTGGGCAGATACGCGATCTCAAAATAATACGGAGGCTCCCCCTGATCCGACCGGTCATACAAAACCTTTCCCTCGTCGGCAGTCAGCTCGTTCGGGTCGGTGTGTCTGTTCAGCGTCAATTCAATGTCCACCCCTTTCCTGTAGCAATCGCTCGCTCTGCCGGAGATAACTTATCAAGATTTATCGCGCCCAGCGTAAGGGTTTGTCCGCTCACGCTTTGCAGGTTCTGAATGGTATAGAGCAGATCGGCGTGGGTAAAGAAGGGGCTAGCGGACAGGCTGAGCGAAACTTTTAACCCGTTGAGCTTGAAGGACTTCACCCAAGGACAGCGGTAGAACGCGTCCGAAACCGTTGTGGCGCTCGATAAGTCCAGCATATCCGGTACACTCACCAGGGAGTAGCAGGTGTTAAACAGATTCCCCACGGTGGTGGCGTTGGATGTGCTCAGCGTGTCGGGTACGCTCTTTAGCGCGTAGCAGTCCCGGAACATGTTCGACATATTGGTAAGGCCTGATGCGTTCAAAAGCCGGGGCGGAGAAGCAAGGCTCTGGCAGGCATTGAACATGCTCGCCGCATTGTTGACATTGGACAGATCCAGAACAGGCGGACGGGTGAGGCTGTAGTCGCTCTGAAAGAAGCTCGTCAAACTGCCAAGTGTCGGGGCGAGGTTTTTCCCGTCCAAAAAATCAAAGGCGCGGAGGAGCGACTTGCTGCTGATCGACGCGACACTGTTCAGCATCAGATCCAGAACCGCCCACAGGACATTGGCCTGTAAATTGACCGCGCTCGCGGCGTTCGTGTAGGCGATCACCCAGCGGGTATTGTATCCCTGATCGCTGGGGATATCCTTCAACGGATCCCATGTATGCGACGCTGTGGCCGTCTGGTAAAACGCGCCGTCAGAGGTGCGGTAGGCCAGCCCGCCGGACAGGGAAATGGTGTCATTGTGGTCGGTGATCAGCTGGATATACTTTCCGCCGTAGCCCGGCGTATTGTCGTTTTGCAGGATGGCCTTGATGTCCGGCCAGTCTGTGGGAAGGTCGCTGCCGCTCCCTGCTGGGATCTCCAGAATACTGTCAGCCAGCTCCAGCAGCGTGTCCGTCTCTGATGCCGGGCCTCCCATCGTGCCGATATTCTCCGCGATCACGTCTCTGGCGTTCACGAGAGATTCTAAGGCGTGTTCCATTGTTGCCATATCATTCTCCTCCCACAATCAGCATAATCGCGTCAGCGATGCCTCCGACCGCGCCAAGATCAAGGTAGAACTGCGCCTGTGTCCCGGAATATCCTCCGGAGACAGCGGAGTCGAACGCGCTTTGGCCGTTTTGGCCGGGGGTTCCCGTCGCGCCTTGTGGCCCCTGCGGGCCTGTACTTCCGGTTGGGCCTTGTGAGCCGGTTGATCCGGGTAGTCCTTGGATTCCTTGCGGGCCAGTTTCTCCCTTTTCGCCAGCTGGGCCAGGTGAACCATCTTCTCCGGGAGCGCCGTCGAATTCTCCGGAGTCTGCCCGATCCTGGATCTCTCTTGCGGTGGCATTGGCGTTTTCTGCCGCCGTGTTTGCGTTTTCGGTTGCCAGTTCGATCTCTCCCAGCAATTCGCCGCTTACAGATATCTCCGGATTTTTTGTATCGGTAGCATCAATATTTATACCATTTCCGGCAATAATAGTTTGTATGTTTTCGTTGGAAAATTCCTGTACAGTCTGTACTAGGGAGTTAAAATCTGTAATTGTTGGTGCTCCTATTTGAGCTACAGTTATATCCTCTGTCCCACTGAAAGTAGCTTGTCCTATCATCCTAGGGGTAGCAAGTTTTGTAGCAGAGATCGCCGTATCCGTAGTAGAAAGTGCTCCAACATCTTGTGCCGTGGGCATTTGTGCCAGCTTTCCTTCGGAAGTTAATGTAGCAACTCCATTGTTTACACCCTTTTGAGCCAATGGAATGGTTTCAGATTTTAGAGCAATAAATGGCTTATCTGCTATATAAACAGGATCGGTTTCAGTGATTGTGGAAAACCCTTCGACTTTTTCTTCTAATGTATTCACATCGGTTTTAAGCGCTTTGATCTCTGTAGCGATAGGGGTTAGATCATTCTTCAAGGCTAAATTGGGTTTGTCAGCAAGGTATATAGGATCGTTTTCCGTAAGACTTTCCGCAAATGTAATAAGGTCTTCCCTGAAAACAATTTCTGGTTTATCAGCAGTATAGATCGGATCTAATTCTTCCGTTGAACTACCGCCTGTTGGAACGGTTGCAACGATATTTCCACCGAGGTTAAAGAACTGATACTTATCATTAATAACCTCTACGTTCGTAAAAGCTGCATTGGAAAGTTCACGTATTGCTTCCATAGGTAATGTGCCCGGAATTTTGGATTCCCGAAGAAAAAAATCAATAGTGTTAGAAGAGGATTTAATAGTATCACCATCTCTTAACACGACTTGTAAAAACAATCGACTTTTTTGCGTTAAATCGTCAGTGATTAAATATTCATTTTCTTGACCAATTGACTGTTCTGGAAACGTGCCTTTTGAATTACCAAAGACAAGACATAAATTATCTCCTTCAAACTCAGGATCACGTTCAAACACAAGACGTTGGCGCTCATGATCGCCAACGGTGCCAAGAATTATAGCGGTTGAACTTGAATGGGGAAACATGTAATATGATTCCCCAATAGTGCTAATACTTAGAAGATTTTTTTCTAAACCAATTTTTTCAATTTTTATTGTAAATGTTAATATGGGAGATTCTGGCATTTAATAACCCCCTTTTCTAAATATTTTATTTATATATGTGTTTATGTATAATCCTTATCCAAACAAGGCATCCACGCATTATTTGCTCCGACATACGCCTCCGCCTTAACCCATTCATTATCTACACCAATATATACAATGGCAGGAACATATTCTCCTTCAACCTTTGGATTTAAGATTGTTGGATTTCGTTTATAGGCATAATAAGGACCCGTCCAATTGGAATATACCCCCATGCTATCTTTGGAACGAACCCTGAAATGTAATGCTTCAGGAGAGCTAGATCCAAAATCGTTATTTTGACCACGAGGCTTTGAAGTAATGTTTAAATTGTAAGTAGTTCCAGACACAGAAATTGGACTGCCATCATCTATCCATTCAAGCAAATCATTTTTCACTCTTGGTTGAACTTCATAGGTTATAGTTCCTCCATCAGGATCGGTTGCGGCACTCCATGTAAAAACGGCTATGTCTTCTGGAATATAAAGTTTAGTGCTTCCAGATACGCCTGTACTTTCCATACTTGGGCTGTTGTATTTAACATTTGTAGGAGGATTGGGAGTCCTCTTTTTTCGAACCGAATTAGAAGAAACCTTCCAACCCGAATAATAACTTGAGCCATTTGCAGATATAGTTCTTACCTGAAAGCGACGATAGCTCCCTCTTGCATCAGGCGGAGAAACAGAGTGACTTCCGCTTGTTGCTGTAGAACTTACAGTAGTCAGTGTTGTCCAACTACCCCAAGTGGAATTGTTTGTGGAGTCGCTATATTGTATTTGATAAGAAGCAATTGTATGTGGTCCCGTTCCATTTGTTGCCCCGCTCCAAGATAGACTTACATTTTCCTCAGACAGAGTAATGTCTAAGGAGCATGTGGTTGGTGCCCCCGGAAGAGTAGCTTTACGCACTGAATTTGTAGATTCTTTCCAACCTGAATAATAACTTGAACCGGCAGTACCGCGAGTCCGTATTCTAAACTTTCGATAATATCCACGTGTAGACGGCGGTGCCACTGAACGTGTGCCGCTAGTTGAAGTAGAAGTGGGTATGGCTAGTGCCGTCCATGTTCCCCATGAACTATTGTTGCTGGATTCACAATATTGAATTTCATAAGAAGAAATTGTATTTCCAGTTCCACCTCCAGCAGCCCCACTCCATGACAATGTAACATTATCTTCTGAGACGGTTGTGTTTACAGAGCAAGTTGTTGGTGCTACACAATTTGAATATAACAACGGAGAACTTAAAACCGTATTGGCAGAATTGTCTATTCTCCCTGAATTTCCCGTAACAGAACCATCTCGAACTACTTTAAACCCAACTGTCTGGGTGGCATTGCCGGTTGTTGAAGTGCAAGTGACAGACACGGTTTTTGCTCCAGTAGGATTAGTGCCGCTCCAGCTCTCACCGTCGCTTTTTAATCGAACATTTGAAGATGTTCCATTTATTGTTACGGTTCCTAACAATCCTATTCCGGTTCCCAAAGAAGATGCTGATGAACCTAGCCGAGGTGTTATTTGAAACGTATATGTCATTGTGGAATTGCTGGGCCTATTTTTTGTATATGTTATACCATAACTTACAACTGGGCCAGTATATGAGCTTGTTAGCGTCATTCCATTAATGTCAGCCATATATTACCACCACCTTAATATTTAATCCAAATAGCACCATTTACAACGGTTGGTGTGGTTTTAGATATGATTATTTTAGTATTTAGCGCATTTATTACCTTCTCTTGTACAAAACTTGTCGTAGCTATCCTGTCACTGTCGTCATTTTGATCTGGAGTTGGTGCTTCCGGAGTCCCAGTAAAGCTAGGACTATCTGTATTCCCATGGAGAGCACTATCATTGAAGTGCCCGTTGATTTTTTGTGTAACCGAATTAGAACTATCTCCGCCAGCAATATCGTATTGAGACATTTGGCCCTCCTTTATTAATTGTATTTTTGAGAGATTACCCCCGTATTTAAATCTTTACCTATAGTCAAAATATAAACACTATCAGAAATAGATAGTGTTTCATGACTTTTATTTAAAAAAGTGAATTCCGTTTCCGGAAATCCGGCTAAATGTACTTTACACTCAGATCCATGTATTCCACCCAAAGTAACTATTGCAGAATAAACATACAGAAATTTCTCTTGATTGATTATCTTTTTTATCCTGTTGTCAATTAAATTCAATAAATTTTGACTTTCTGTGTCCAAAAAATCACCACCTAAAACTCAAAGTATGGGATGTTAGCTGTGTTGCTTGCAGATACGCCAATTAATGACTTAGAAGTAAATGGCATTGTTAGTGACTGAATTATAAAGCGCTGATTAATATAATCAAGATATTTATCACTTATATTTACGATACAATTGACATCCAAGTGAGGAATAAATGAAGACTGAAAGTCAAGGGGGGATTGCACTATGGCATATTTCCTCAACAAATAATTTGCAAAATCCCTTGTTCTATCAAGATTATAACAGAATGAACTTTCAATATATTTTACCTTTTGCCCTATCAACTGAACTCTAGTTGGGGATCTAAAATCATCATTAACTGCCGTATATTCATAAATTTGATCGTTTGGATTATTGCCAACAACTTTAACTGTATTATAGACACTGGGAAAATCAAGATTAAGTGTTGGAGAATAATACTCGCTAAACACATCGGAATAATCCCAAATAGACGAATAATGATCCATCCCAACATTTTCATTTCCTTTTGTAAAATTCAGCACCCCATTGGTATCATAAAACACATCACAAGCAAACATATTCCCCAATTCAATTAGTATTTCAGATATATATGAGTTAGGGGCCTTCTTAATCTCATATGGAATTCGCTGTTCTCCAATATCGAAATCAATTAAAGGTTTTTTTATATCAGTTTTGTATCCGTTTCCCATATCCAAAAGCAAGATATCTTCTATAATATTCTTAACCTTTGTATTGTAAGGTACGAGGTATGTGCCCTCAGTTTCATTGAAGTTCGTCTCAGAACCAAACAGCCCGAATTTGTCAACGCCATTTAGCGTAATTGTTTTCTTACTCATATCCCTCAAAACACTTGGGTTTGTCAGAACAAAAATACCCTGAGAAAACCAATAAATGTCGCCCGTTTTTTTTATCTTTAATCCAAGATAAAGCTTAAACTTAGTATTAATCCATATTTTGCCATTTTGATTAGGATTGAACTTCTTATCGGTATTAATCAAAGTGACAGAACAGCTTCTTCGAACCCCCTGCTGATAATTTATTGATATGCTTCCATTATCTTCTGCGGATATATCCTGCGTGATCTCATCTAAAACATTTTCATAGTGGTCCATTATTTCAATTTTAAACTTCGGATAGATAACATTAAATTTTAATGCGTTCATGTATTCTTCGTTGATTATATTATAAAACTCCATTATCAATCTCCTATCTTATAGATTGATAAATTATCAGTATCCATTACTTCTGTATAATTAAAACTAATATTTGTAGGAATCCCGAATACTTTGTCCATGTATGAGTGCGTTTCATTTTCAAGAGTAACAATCATGGCATCGCCCTTTAAATTTTTGAACAAGCAAATTGGATTGCTTGAAACAAAATCATTCCATTTTTGCACAAGTTCATAAGGTTCATCATACTTACCGTTATACGAAACGCCGCCAAGCAAACATTTAAAAGACCCCTCACGATAATTCAAATCACCAACAGATACTTTTGGTTTGCTTGCGAACGTAGGAAATTTGGTTTTATCTTGCACGTGCACAATTTCAGACTCTTCACAATTTAAGGAAAAGGACCATATTCTATCGTCATCCGCTATGAGGTTCGTAGAATCAACTTGTATCAATGGCGTTAAGGTATATATATCCCAATCGGTCGTATATTTGTTTTCCAACGACACTCCTATTGCATCGGATGTCACCGGAAATACGGTATATATATATTCATTATTATTTGAAACATTGTAATCAGTTATAGAATAGTATGGATCATCTGTATCTACAGACTCTTGCAACTCGGCGATTGGAATGAATACAACTTTTGTATAAAAACTGTCTCCCTGTTTTCTTTTTCTAACATCAAAACCAACCAGTTCACCGGTCAATCCTTCAATAAAAGAAGAGGTGATACTGGTTTTAAAATCACAAAGAATATCTACATTTTTAAAATCAGTCCATTTTAAGTCAATTGTCGCTGTTTTTGCCTTTAGTGTATTTATCTCATTTTGTGAGAAAGGGACGGGATTATATAAAAGATAATCAACAGACTGATTTTCATATAAAATAAGACTATTGTCCATTAACTCACCACCTTCTTAACCTCAACTTGAATTACTCCGTCAACTTTATTGATTATGATTATAAATTCGTGTTCGTAATATGGCGTAAGCATCCAATAAATTGAATTACTTGCGTTCCAAATATGAGTGTTGTCCGAATACCAAATATATTCAGTGTTTGGAACCGGCACACTAGAAGCATTCTGCAACAAGAATGCCTTGTTCTCTAATATGTCGATGATCTTCTGTTTTTGTTCGCTTCCATTTTTAAAAAATATCTCTCCATTTTCAATAAAAACCGATAAAACCACATTGTTATAAATAAAGTCGAGTATTTTTTTTGTGTCGGAGTTTACTTTGGTTTTTATTGCAAAACCAAAATTATCAGAATCAACTAAAATTGGATACGTTGATATTTTATCCCATTTAATAGTTCCACCTGTTATATTCACATAAGTATCGTTTTCAAAACTGTATTCCCCATCGGAATCACCGTTTGAAATTTTATTTTTAATCCAAGACACTTTTGTGGCCGCTTTATTTTCAACTGGGGCTATTACCGGAGGATAAATAAAGTTTATACTATTATCATAATTTACATAGAACTCGCTTGTTGCACCCACAACTTGATTCTCCTGTGTTTCAACAACCAATTCTATTGTATAATTAGAGTCTGTGAACAGGCCATCGAATTCATATGTAATATTAGAAGAAAATATTTTCTCTGTTCTGTCAACGACGCCCCCATTAACATCTTTCAAAGTGACAGAGAAATATTTAACGGAGACATTCTGTTCTTGGAAATATTCAGTTGTTAACAACACTTTTCTGCTGTCAACAATATTTTCAGGCCCTGCCGATATACCGTTTATATAAATATCAATTTCAGGAGTTCTCAATGATTTAAAATAATAGTCCAATGATTTAAACTCAGTGGTTGAATTTAATGTTGAATTATTTTCTGACATTTCAACGCACCAAATATAATTTTTACCGTTCATGTAATTTGGCGTGCTTACAGTTGTCATTGGAATAGTTATTTCAATAAGATCGTTATTATATTTGTAACCCGGATGCAAATGATAATCTTGACTTGTATAAACAATGTCATCGGTGTCCAAGTCTCTTATTTTTACCCGATACATACCGAGCTTATCGCCACTAAAATTGAATCGGAAGGTATTATTTACAGTAACATCAATGGGGTTATTATATGGATATATATTGGTAGGATTTCTTATCAAATTGTAATCACCATCCTTTCTGATTAATTTTGACAAAGAAAAATAGCTTGCTTGCCTTAAACGCAAGCTGCGTGGAATTTTGTATAGTTTCGATTCCCTTGACAATGCTATTTCGTCTTGCTTTTCAAGTTAGGTGACTATACATTTGTCAATAGGGAAGAGGAGACTCCGTTATTCCAGAAATCTCCTCTTTTTGTTTTCTACCTATTCTGAGCCAACAGCTTCATTTCTTCAACGAAATCTTTTCCGCTCTTCACACTGGGCAAAGATATATTTCCGTGAATATGAACGTGAACTTCAGATTTATCATTTGATACATTATTTACGCTTTGGACAGAACGGGTGGTTAGATTATTTAACAAATTAGCAAACGGATTTTTGGCAGAAGCAAATTCCATTAACCTCTTGGTTAAACCACCCGGAACAACCCCATCACCCTTTTCAAGATAGGTGAATCTTCCACTATCCGGTTTTCTTACAATTAACTCCTCGCCGAGTTCATCGACATTATAAAGCCCGGAAGCCGGAACGTAATTTGTACCAATGGCAAGTTTTGGGACAACCAGCTTTTTACCGGCAGAAATCTTATTCTTGTCAGTAATATATGGATTTAATTTTAAAAGATTATCTACAGTCGTTTTATACTTCTTGGCAAGAGCAGTTAGAGTGTCCCCGGACTTTATTGTTATTGTCTGAGTTGTAGGAGCAGTTGGAGCTTTTTCTTTCGGAGTTTCCTTTACTGGTGTATTTGTTTCACCTAATAGTTTATTTTTTAGTGAATCGCCTATCGCTTTTAAATCATAGGGGTCGAGCTTTTTTTCTGTTATCTTTTTATCAGCAAGATCTTCTTTTTTCTCTGCTTCTGCGATTTCCTTGAGTATGTTAATATAGTCATTCTTGAATTTGTTGATCTTAGTGGTTCTCTGATTTAAAATATCCGCTTCTATATCTTTGCCAAGAATTTGTTCGGCGATTAGCTTCTCTTGTGCAAGTTCATACTCGTCGGCGAGACCGCCCCATGAGTCTTTATAGTCATTCCAAGAATCTATTTGGTCGTCAATCTTACGGATTATCTCTTGATTATTAAAATCGTCTAGGGCTTTCTGGGCCTCCTCCACAGCAGCCCTGTCCTCTTCCCATGTCCAACCCGTATCTTCGTAATATACGCGCATGGTTCTCTGACGTGCGTTTGCCATATTATCTTGAAGTTTTTGAAGTTCAATAGCCCTGTCTGTTTCATCATTTTTCTTTTGGAGGGCTTTCTTTTCATCTTCTAAGGCTTTAATTTGGGCGTCAACAGTTTTGTTTATATAAGACAGAGCCATTTCATAATCTGATTTTTTTTGCTCATAAATTACTTTATTAGCGGCTTTTATCTTATTTACATAGTCCCAATATTGCTTTTCAAGGTCTTTTAGATATTCATGATCTTCACTGAGACCCATGTCACGGTATTTCTTCATTTGTGCAAGGATCTCTTTTTGAGCCTTTTCATACAGCTTAATCTGTTGCTTCTCCGTGCCCTCAAAATTCGAAAGAATATCTGAATCATGTTCAAAATCTGCAAGTTTATTATCAGAGATTTTTTTATTGAGCTCTATGACCTTTTTAGCATAGTCTTCGTATTCTTCTTTTAATTTTTGTATATACTCATGATCCTCTTTAAGGCCCATATCTCTATACTTTTTAAGAGTAACGAGGATTTGCTTCTGGGCTTTTTCATATTGAGCAATCTGCTTTTTCTCTGAGTTTTCCTCATAGGAAAGCATTTTTATTTTATGTTCAATATCAGAGATTTGTTTATCATAGATTTTTCTTTGGAGGTCCCATAATTCCTCCAAATTTTTCTTATGTTCTGAGCTGTATTTCTGATTAGTACCGAAATATTTTTTATCAAGTTCGGTTAATTTCTTATAGTACTGCTCATCATTAATTTTATCCATTTCACGAAGATGCCGGAGTTCATCATATGCTTTTTTATATGCGTCGAGCCATGCATCGGTATCTTTTTTGGCACTAGATTTGGAGTTGGAGCTGGAGCTGGATTTTGAAGAACTACTTCCAGAACCAGAAGAACCGGAACCACTTCCTGATGTTCCGGGTATCTTAGCACCACCGTAAGCCATTGCAGTGCCCTGTGCGAGCGCCTGTCCTCTGTTGGCGGTATAACCAGCCAGTATTTTCTCAGTGTCCACATGATTAAATACAATGTCGCCCTTTTTGAGATTGACAAATTCTGCGCCAGAATCACCAACAGTGTAATATCGTCCATCAGAAACAACGAGTTCTCGTCCAAGTTCCCCAACGAGAGTTTTCCCTCCGGGAGCTCCACTTGTTCCATCAGCGAAACCTGTTCCGTGTAGAGGGGGAACTGGTGCTTTACCGGACGATGTGGTCACTTGTGTTACAGTGAGAGTTTTTGGTTTAAACTTAAAATTATCAATTGTTATTAATTTATTGAAAACACTTTGTAGATGCGGTACCGTAACCGACTGAGCCCCAAAATCCCCCATTTTTTTTGCGACCAACCCATCAGTTTTTGTACCGATACCATCCAATTCACCGGAAATCTCTTGTAGTTGTGTTTTTGTATCGCCTTCCACACTTGCATCAATTGAAACCTTCGCGTCTTTTAAACTAGACTCTTGATCTTGCAATTGAGTCAGTTTTGCACTAGCTTTGTCTAAAGCTGTTTGATCAGAAGTAGTGAAATCAACACCAATCTCTTTTTTCTCTGTTAATTTATCTATCTCTGCTTGCGTCTCTGCGATTCTTTTACCAACGATGTCAAGACCCTTTTCATTAATAAGAATCTCAAATTCTTGTTCACTCCATGGAATATCCCAATCATATTCTTCTAAGGCTCCAGAAAGTGCTTGTAAAAGTTCGGGCCCCAGTCCAAGTTTTTTAGCAACATCATCAAGAGAAACATCAGGCAGAATTTCTATAAAATCTCCGTTGTCAATTGCCATACCTTCTTTAACCAAATCATTATAGAAATTGGTTAGACCTTGCTCTCCATCCTTTAAATAACGCTTCACAAGATCAAGTTGTTCTTTTACATTACCTTCCGGATCTGAGAATACAAGATCAACAGACGCTTCATATGCTTTAGTTCCGGTTTTGCCAGTCTTTTGGCCCTCTTCAATTTGTTCCAATGCCTTTTGCATGTCCCGATACATATCGCCAGATTCGGTGCCATTTTGAGCGTCTTTCCACGCTTCATACGCACTCGTAAGGGCCAACGTTTCCGCCGTTAACTCGGCTGTTGCGATCTGAGTGCTATTCAGATGGGTCGCCACTTCTTCTGCTGTCAGTCCAACACCTTCAATGGCATCGTTGAATTCAGTATAAGACTTAATAGCTTCTGGAGTTAATTCCCCTTCTTCTTTAAGTCTTGCCAGAGCATTAGACGTGTTTTCAAAACCATCAGAACTAAAAATCTCATCGAGTTTAATTTTTCTATATTGATCTGGAGAAGATATTTTTAAGATTATATTATCAAGGTCTTGGGCCATTTTATAAAATTCATTGAATGCTTTTTCAGTTTCCGTAGTCGGATTTTCAATAAGTTTTAAATCACCGATGGTTTCACTAAACTCTTTTTGCTTTTCAAGCAAATATTTATAGATTTCTTCATATTCCTGAGCATCTTTTTTGAGTTGTCTCAACTCTCGGTTTTCTTCTGGAGTTGCTGTTTTGTTTTGATTTTTAATTTCAAGCTCGGCGATTCTTGTTCTGATTTCAACCATTTTATTGCCAAGTTCTTCATATCTTTGAACCTGTTGTGCAAGATAATCATTCTCTGTAGCTAATCCACCAGAAAGCTCGTTTCCTTCGACATTGAAGAGAGCGCTAAACCATCCTGCATTGCCAAAGTTTCCCGTTAATGTGGAAATAACATCATTGACGCCATCCCAAAAATTAGCACCGGCTATTTGACCATTTCTGTAAACAAGACCCCAATCAGCCTTCTCTAAATCTTTTTCAAAAACTTTAGTAGCCGCACTGCGCTCTTCTTCTTGGGCGTGTTCTTTTTGTAGTCTTAATAATTCAATCTGTTTTTCGAGTTCTATATTTGCTGCCTGTAAGTTAGCAAGCTCATCTTTCTCAACAAATGTTATTTTACCACTAGCTTGTAATTCTTGCAACTCTTTAATACGACTGTTTGCAGAATCAAATTGTCCTTCTGCTTCTGACAAAGAACTTGAAAGGTCACTATATTTTTGTCTTATATCAGAAAGTATTTCTTTTTGTTCTTTAAGAGTAACGTTAAAATAGTCAACCGCTTTAACGATACCATAAACAGCAGCAGCAGCAATAGTGACCATGCCCATTGGGGAAGCAAGCCATGCCGCCGCCTGAGCCAAAAGCCCGGTTGTCACAGCCTTTATAGAACCAAGCAAACCTAGATTAGCACCTGTTTGAATTACTGAAGCACCAGCGTTTCCTTTTTTTGCAACAGTATTCATTATTTCTGCCGCTGTTGCCGCCGCCTTTTCTTCTGTTAGTCCCTTTGCCATAAGAACTTCTACCAATTGTGCCTCAGTTAATGCCTTTGTTCCAAGCTTTAACTGGTTTTGAACGAGAAAGCTCTTTGTATGCGCCATGTTTAACTTTTCTGTTGCTAAGGCAATATTTTCTATACCACTGATTGCCCCTCCGGCGGCACTTTTCATCATATTCAATGAATTACCGTAGTTCATTAAATTCTTCGGCATCTGCCCAATGTCTTTAAAAAATCCAAGAAATCCTTGCCCCATATTTGAGGCAGATAATGCTTTTATGGCCGCTCCCAACGACAGCACAGTAACAGTAAGAGTGGTCAATTCTCCTATCACCGGAGTGGTAGTAATATCAGCAAATACACTTAAAATTCCATTGCCAATATCAAGAAATCCCTTTATACCTTCTGTATCTACGGCACCGGCAATAAATTTCGTCCACGTATTGGACAGGACATTCATTTTACCTTCCCATGACTCAAGATCCTTCTGGGCTTCACGAGCTGCGGATCCCGTTCCCTCTGAAAAGTCAACCATTGCTTTTTCATAGAGGTTCCAGTTTTGTACCATGGCAGCAAGGATGTCGGCTTGTCTTTTTGAACCAACATCTTCAAGGATTATTGCTAATTTTTCGGCACTGATTTCACCTGCTTCAAATTTTGCCGCCAATTCTCCAAGAACTGCGGAAGGGGCTTTGAGTTCTACTAGACCGTTTTTAATTTCTCTGGTAGCTATTCCTACACCGGCAAGAGCCGCTTCAGCTTTACCAAAGCTTTCAGAATCCAATATTCCGTCTTCTGTTTCCCTTTATCTTTGCTGAGTTCGCAACACTCAACTTGCATTAATCTCATATAAATTACTGTTAATTTTTTCTTGATATGTATTATCATTCACTTCCCAATATGGGATACGCAACAGCTTTATATTATTTTTTATACAATAGTTATCTTTAATTGAATCACGATGTTTTTGATTTTTTAGATTCTCTGTTTTTCCTAAATATCCTCTGTAATGTGGCTCCCCATCCACCTCAATTAAAAAGAAGATGTTGTTTTTTGACACCATAAAATCAAATGGTAAAGGCCTCTTATTAACGCAATCAATAAACTTTACTTGTTTTTTATAAGAAATATTCATTTCTTTCAAGTAGCATTCAACGGCATATTCATACCTTGACTGACTTTTCGAACACTTCTTACATCGAACGACTTTTCTTCCACAAAAATGAGACCATGTTGTTTCATATATTTCACCACAAGGACACTGAAAACTTAATAAACGATTATTTCCATTGAATGATTCACTCAATATTTTACACGGAAGATTGTTGATAATTATGTAATTCTTGATATTATAAATTGTGTATGAGTTATGTTTACTAAATAAATGTGAAAGTTGTCCACGTCTCAATTGATCAAAAGAAATAAGAAACATATAATTATCATTGTCTTTACACAGTAATTTTTGAAAGCAATTTGTATATTCATTAAATAATGGAGTTAAATTGCGGCTCACAAAATACTCGCGAACATAATTAATATTAAAATTACGTTTCTCTTTTCCAGACAAAGACATACAATTATTACAAGCACATTTTCCGCCTTGTATTTGCATTGGTAAACAATAAAAAGTACAACCGCAAGAGCATATGAATTTTAATTTTTCATCTGAATTTTTATATTCATTTGAAATAAGAGTTAATTCTATGTTATTTTTAGATAGATACAGTTTAATATTTTCTATCGTAAATTTATTGCACTTGTCAAATTTTCGTGGCCTTTTGCCACTTTTTAAATAGTCTATTGAAGATTGATATTTATAGCCATCGTGATCCACCAAATCAATTTTATCTTTGACATTATGGTATTCAGAAATTAATCCATATCCTATTGAACCAATAAAATTCACGGCATATTCTTTACTATATTTTGGTATTATGACACCACCTTTTCTATGTTTGTTTTTAGATTAATGCAACTCATGTTTTCACATGAGAGTAGACTATTTCTTCACCTTCAGCATTACCTGTTAAGGGCAGACCTTTTCCATTTAAGGGGTTTTCACCCACGCCGTTTGCGATTGCGCCGTACTTCTATTGCGGAATTTCACCGCCAAAGGAATAGTCGTTGAACCGTTTTCTGTTCGAAACTTGGCTGCATGATCTAGGCTTTTTAACAACATTTAGATTTTTCAACCATGTGTCATCTCTCAACTTTTTTCTACTTTCGTTCCGTCACGCTTAGGTTTGTTTCATCCTTACGTTGTGGCATGAGAGCCTTAACCCTTTACCTGCAATTAGATCTGTTATTTATGCACATTTCTGTACACACGGGCAAAATTTACCCTTTATTGACCTTATGTTCATTGAGAGCGTTCTGAGGGCACGCCCGACTTCCTCTCCGGGTTTAGTGGTTGATGCAACACCGGCAGTAATAAGAGCCGACATGGTTTGTGCCGACTCGCCAGCAATTGACGCAGTGTTAGCGTAATTCTGTGTGGCTGTAGCCATTTCTGTCATATTTATCGCATTGCGATTTGAAATTTGGTTCTGGCCGTCGAGAATTTCTGTTAATTTACCGGCATCATTACCTAATTGGAACGCAGCATTCGTAGCAACCAAGTATTTTGAGGCTAAATCAGCGGTCATATCACCAGCAGATTGGGCCATCAACGAGACTCCTGCAAGCTCTTCATAATTACTTGCCCCAGCCTGAGCAAAAGTCTTAGTTGCCTCTAAATAATCAGTAGCAGTTCGACCCCAAATACTAGCAGATTCCAATGCATCTATTGAAGCTTGTTTAAATCCCGCCCGTGTTAAATCTGTTACTTTTGAAATTTCTGTAAGCTTACTATCTATATCTTTTAAGTCGCCAAACGCATCTCTGAGAGCTTTGGTGACAGTTCCAATTAGCAACACGTTAACCAAATAGCTACTCAAGCGCGAGAAGGTCTCCTGCACCCGATCTCCAAATGACTTCATATTATTACCAGAAATAGCAATATTATTAGCCATTAGCTGCCACTGCCGACTTACTTCTTGCATCTTTTGCGGATCTCCGCCAACATTTTTAAGATTGGCTTCTATCTGCTTAACTTGAGACATGACTTCTGGATCAGTGAGCATTTTGCTCCAACTAACTTTTGCCCGGTCAATACGACTTTGCAAAATCTCAGCCTGTTGGTTAACTTTTTTAACAGAAGCCTCCTGTTGTACTGATTGTTGTGTAGACTGCTGTTGTGCTGCCGCCACACTGTTATATGAAGCACTCTGTTGTTTGACAGCAACAGCTATATTCCTTTCCGTGTCTAGTTGCTTTTGAGCATTTTGTAGTCCCGCGCTATTGACGGGAACACCAACAGAACCCATACCTCCCGTTTTTGAAGCTATTGCCTGTAAATCCATCAACTGTTTCTTAACAGCTTCGATTTTAGATTGATCAATAATAACGTCTAATTTTATCGGATATTTATTTGACAACGCCTGTATATCGGCCATTAAAGCACTGCCATTACCACCAACACTTGCTAGTCTTGGTTTTAGTAAAAGTTCATATTCTCCAGCCATTCAACCACCTCTCTTCATTTTAAAGTAAAAAAAAGAGAGGGCATCCCTCTCTTGAAAAATCTTTTGTTTCTAACCATTAAATTCAATATCTATATGTTTAAATTTATCATTATTCTTAGCATCGCCAATTGCAAGCTCTACAAAGTTAAATCCTCCATAATAACCAAACCGATATGTATCTTTATGATTTCCACTTGAAACAGCCCAGCCCTCGTTAATTAATGCCGGTTTATATCCTGCTCCTTGCCCAAAAACAGACTCTCCATATGATTGGCCGGGATTAAAATATACTTTTGCACTATCAAGAGAAGTCATTTCAACCAGAACAGAATTTAAAAGCCCACCAGTTCGGCCATACATAACCGGAGAATAACTACTATAATAATTCGCAATACGCTGTGTTAAAAAATCTTTTAACGCATTTGCGGCATCCTGTAATTCCTTTTCTCTGGTTGCAGAATAACTCAGTCCGTCCTTACCTCTTAAGGAGTTCATAATTGACGTATCTCCTTGACGAATTCTAGACTGAACATCTGCAACCAATTCTGCTAAACCATGTATTTGTTTAGCCATTTATTTCACCAACCTATCCACCAAGAATTCTTGTAAAAAGAAATGTAATGGCACCCCCCATAAGAGCGGCAATGAGAATGTCAACAACCTTGTTCCATCTATTCTTAGGAACCTGTTCTAATTTACCAACCTTAAAATCAATATCATTCATTTTTCGTGTCATGGTTTTTTGTTCGTTTGCCATTACTGCAACAGATGTGGCTATACTTGTCAATGCCTCTTGTTGCTCTTCCAATTTTTCTATTCTATGTGTATTAGATTTACTGCGCGAATCTACCTCGGTAAGCTTTATAATAATTTCCGAATCCATCACACAACCACCTTCCCATTATTAGCAATCATTTCTGCCACTTGCTCTTTCCAAAGAACAGGAACTTGTTCCAATGTTTTTAGTTCCCTTACAATTAAATCGTAAAATAATTTTGCCATACTTACGCTCCTCCCATAAACAATTCAGCAAGTTCCGCAACAGCTAAACGGAGGTCGTCAAGCGGGTTACGGATCGGCATCGGTCCTTTTGGAATATATGCCCCGTCAAACACAAATTTACCGTCTTGATACCGATAAGATGTAATAATTGACCGATCTAAAGAATCATAGATTTCCTTCGTAACTTCAATCATTTGGAATTTTGAACCAGAGATATTAATTGCCTTCGAGCGAACACATCCATTTTCATCTACCAATATAAAATAATTATTCATTAAACACTCCTTATTTTTCGCCAATTATTTGAGTGATGACTATTTCATTAAAATAATATGATTCTATTTTTCCAGAATATATATTACTAAAAGTTTCCCCACTCGCACTCATTGACGCAAGAAAACTAACTTCTATAGAATCATAAGTTCCATGAACGAGATAACGAATACTCCCACTAATTCGAATATCATCCGGATCTAAAGCAATCGTATTTAATCCATATGGGAAAACTGGAATTATACCCTCATTTGTAAATATATATAAAACACGATAATCCATAGCACTATCACTCAAAGTAATCGTTTCATCGTTCCCCCCATAAATTTCTCCCGTCCACAAAGTGACATATTGTGGGGAACTAGGACCACCTCCTCCGCCAGTAATTCCACTTATAGCATTGTTCATTTGTTGGAGATTTACTGCCATGTTATTAGATATTGCAGCAGCAACTTGTAACTGTCCACCTGATCCCCATCTTGGAATATTGCCATTTGCCGGAACAGAAGAGACATCTATCATGGCTTGTGTGCCATTTGTATCTTTAACATATGCTTGCGGATTAGATGTTGTAACAGTTGCTTTATCTAATTTATTTGAAATATTTCCTATATCGCTCAATACACCACTACTGACGGACACAACTGGATTCAACGTGTCTGTGGTGTTAATGCTTATTCCAGATCCTTGTCCTACACTCTGGATTCCACTAGATCCACCGCCTGAAAGCCCATCCACAGTTTGTTTTAGTGTGTTAAACTCTGCACTTGTCGGTGCTCCTATTTGAGCAACGGTTATGTCCTGCGTTCCATCAAAGGCGGCGCTTCCTATATTTCTAGGGGTCGCTAATTTTGTTGCTGCAATTGCCGTTCCCGTGGAAGATAAAGCTCCTATATCTGTAACTGTCGGCATTTGAGCTAATTTTCCAGTGGAGTTAAGTGTAGCTATACCGTTGCTGACTCCCTTTTCTGTCACAGAAATTGCACCAACATCGGTAGCAGATAATGCTCCCCATGATACGCTCCCTGCCGATGCACCCGCTCTTAAAACTTTACCATTATTTACTGCTCCTGTTGCTGGCACATGAAGATTGCCGTCCCCTGTTGGATGTGTATAATTATTCGCACCTGTCTCAATCCCCGTTAATTTTGTCTTTTCAGAACTCGTGTAGTCTTCGCTTGATAAACCCTTTCCGGCAACTTTATCAACTTTATTAGCCAAATCATTTGAAGAAGCTGCACCAATCTGTGACAACGTGATTGAAGAGGTTCCATCGAAGGAGACATTTCCAATACTACAAGCAGTTTGTAGTTTCTCTGCGCTTATAGCAACACCCGAAGAAGAAAGAGCGCCAACATCTAATGCGGTTAAATTCACATCTCCAATCTGTCCATTAACGCTGGTTACGGGAGAGTCGCCAGATCCGCCACCGGATCCTGAGCCGTCTGCACCTTTAGGAATTCCGAAATTTAAAACTACGTTTTGAGCAGTTCCAGAATTTGTTACTGTAGCATTGCTACCAGCACTTAGAGTTGTTGTTGTTCCTACCGCAACTGTAGCTGATGTCCCCGTATCTCCTTTTGCGCCCATCATCCCCACGCTATAAGAAGTGCTAGTTGTGCTGTCAGAATAAGTAAGAACGGTGCGCGTCCACAGATATTGGCTTGCCGAAACGTTGGGAATCGTTGTTAACCACGTTCCTGTAGGAGTTATCGTTCCTGATACACTTGCCTGATAAGTAATTGTAGTTGACGTTATACCTTTCCCGCTTGGGCCGGGAAGCAATTCAATTTCGGCAATTCCGGCATCTGTGTATGTTTTTGCATCAGTCAACACGGAAGCATCTTTCATATCAACATACGCTTTGGTAACATCTCCGCCCCCACCAGAACCTCCGCCAGCGCCGATTAACGATTCTAAAACACTTAATTGGATCAAAATATCTTCAATAACAGTAGGATATTTTTCCTCAATCGTCGTCTCGTCTATGTGTAGTCCCTCCGCAATATTTATCTCCGCAGGAACAGTTTGCCAGACGTACACTTGATCAAATTCATTTTTTCCCAGAAATTCTATAGCAAATTTAACTTTTCCTTGCTTCATAGTAACATTATCATCAAGCACCCAACCCAAAATTAGTTTTTCGTTAGAAACTTGAACATTTACCGCAATTGCTCTTCCCGTTCCCTTTTCTGCATTAGAATATTTAATGCTACAAGCTTTTTGAGATAGGTCAACTCCGTCATAATATCTATTTATTTCAAACGTCAAAAGTTGTGAAACATTATCTTTTGAGACAATAGCCTGTAAATTTGAGGGGACAGCAATCTTTTTATCTGTTATAATCATAGGAGCTTGATCATCTGTCATTTCATATATTGGGTACTCATTACTAAACATCTCTGTAGAAAAATTCATAAGCATATTCATAGCCGCGCTTATATTCTCAACGGATTTGTTTAATGTAACCTCATTAGTTGTATATAACTCTTCTCCGGTGTCTTCATCGAATACCTGTATGGATATTTTTAAATTTTCCATATCAATTCCATCGGGAATATTCCATACTAAATGATTATCCACCTTTTCCAGATCATAAGATATCCCATCATATATTATCTTATAATCTCTTTCTTTGTCATAGTAAAGTATTCTTATCGGACTCTCACTTGGTTTATTCCCCTTTTTATAAAGCTTTGTACCACTTAACTTTAGCATTTAATCCTCCTCTTTTTTACTCGGCGGCGGCACCAAAGGAAGCACTTTGTTTTTAGTATTATTTTCCGTGTTGTGGTTTTGAGAATCAACCATTGTCTTTTTTAACCCGTCAAGCCACTGGTTGATCTTTTTAGGCGTAAGAGACTTGAAAAGTCTATTTCCATTCTTATCAAGTTGCTCGATGCCCACCTCAATTAATTCTAGGCCCTTGTGCATTACAGCACTAAATGATTCAATGGCCTCATCTGTGGCAGAAGAAGATGCATACAGTGCAATCAGCTTTTGGTTTTTAAAATCAATTTCTTGTTTTATGCACATTTCAAGCTCAGAAATCGTATCACAAAAAACTTGATTTTTATCAAAATGCATTGGAGTTATTTGTTTTGCGTTTTCTATTAAATTCAATCCATTTACAAGAAGACAAAGCTTATCTATGTCAACCATATCAGGACTATCTTTTTTGACGGGTATTGGCAAATCAGTGAACAGTTGAGCAAACGTTACAACAAAAGCAATTTTGCTATCAATAGGGGAGAAGCCTATATTTTCAACATAAGAGTTTTCAACAACCCTATTAATAAACAATCTTTTTTCGGCTTCTGTAAGTACAGACTTTACATTAACCGAAAAATCTTTACCATATTTGATGTCAAATGAGTTGCCATATTCTACATCTGTTAGATATTTATTTATTTGCTCCAAGGTTATTTTTGACATTTAGTTTCCTCACTTTTCTTTTTAGATTCTTTTAATTTTTTGCGCTCGCTACGTCCTTTTTTAATTGTGTCTATAGACACCCAGCCACCATCAACTTTTGAAAAGCCAATGAGTCTAAAATCAATTTCAGGGTAGCGCGATAATAAAAGCTTTTCTTTAATAACATCCATTGGTTTCATAAACCCTTTGGTGTCTACAACTATTTCATGACCATTTTTCATGATAAGATTAAAATCAGAAACATAGTTTATTCCATTGTATTTTTTATTGTTATGTACAAAAGGCGGCAAAATCTCATATTTTACTTGTGTTTTACATGATAAAATATCTCCACTGTTAATGCCCGGTTCAACGATTTCTCTAAAATAGCGTAGCTCTAAATCGCTGGCGTATACAATACCCTTATAAGTTCTCTTTGCTTGTTTTTCTTTGGATTTATCTACATTGTATTTATCTTTTTTTATTAACATGCTTTCCCCTTATTAAAAACAACAAAATAGGGGAGAGGCATAATTCTCTCCCCTATAGGTCGTTTTATCATTATCTTTTTAGTTCAAAATTCTTACCCGGCTCACCTTTGTAATATATCATGTGATTAATATCAGCCTTGTAATCATCCGGAACAGATAGCTGAAGATATTTGCCGTCAAAATCAATAACGAGGATATTAGAGCCTTTATTATAATTTATAATTTTACACTTCTTTATTTTCCACGCGTCTTTACTTGTTTTAACAATATCTTCTTTAATTGGTAAAAAATCAATAGATTCAACATAGTTGGTTTCTGTATTTCCCCTCATTCAAACCTCCTAATATTAATCATCCTCTTCGATGAGATTCATATCTAACATATCGCCGTTCTTGTCGGCCATCAGGTCAAAAGTAATACTAAGTGTGCTGGGATCGCCGGTATTGCTCAAAGCAAGAGAGAACGCAGTCTGCGGAGACGCTTTATATGCTTTCAATAACATGGGCAACGGATCACCGCCCTCTTCATCCTTGTATACCGTTTCACCATAGACAATATAATCTCTGGGAAACTTTTTGCTGTTAAAATTAACAGTAGAGACACCAGAGGTTTTTTCCATAAGGTAGTACACTATATATGTGTCGCCATCAGTTCCACCAGTGAGAGTAATCTCTTCTCCGGCCACCGTGATTTCTTCTGCCTCTCCACAATCATCCTCATAGGGATAAACATAAACAGAACCCGGTAACGGCGCTCTTGCAACGGTTAACTTTCCACCCGTCAATGTCACTTCTTCTCGCTTTAAGACTTCTGCCACACTGGTGATGTCGGAACCCGCCAACATAGCAAACAACTTCATAGGAGTAATCTGTGTATCTAGTTTCATTGTTCCGGTTTTTTCACCATCAAAGACTACTCGTATGGGAGCTCCCTGACCACCACGAGCATAAACACGGTTTGCGGTCATATCTGTGGTGGTTACATTAGCAAAATCTATGTTTAGAAAAGGTTTCTTTGTCGCATAATTAACCAATACTACATCTATGCACTCTCTATTGGCAACATTTTTATTCATTAAAAAATTCCTCCTTATTTTTCATTTAAACAATTAAAAAACACCCTACCAAATTAGCAGGATGTCATTCTGTGGGTTTAATCCATTCACTGAGGTCAAAATCACCTCCAGCGAAAGCATAATTCATAGATCCAATATCTATGACTTTTTTATGGCTTATCTCTTGAAATTCATTGTATAGTTGATATATTGTCAAACACCAAATATCTTTGATGTTTATATTACTGTTAGACGCAACTTTTGAAATAATATTTCCAATACTCAAATTACCATCAGATTTCTTTTTTATCTTGGCTTTCTCTTGTTTTATTTTTTCAAGTATTTTTCTAGCTCTTTTGCTTTTTACTTTCGTGATGTCTATAACATCTGACTTAATATAATTCATAGCTAAAATCAATTGAAATAATGAACGATAATTTTCTTTATCTATATAACCATTGAGGTGTCTATCTGAAATATAATCGTCGTTATTTCCTTCATCAAAAACTAAGAAAGACCTCTTCATGGGGTCGAACACTGTTTCCCCCACAATAAAAAAATTAAAAGCCTGTAAATATTGCTGAATAATTTCTGTGTTCAACGTAATTAAATCAAACAAACATGGTTGTTCTGTATCATCGAAAACAGGTGTGACTCCATCAATGTTCTGTCCATTAATAATATTAATTAATTCATTTTCTGAAATAGAAAACATGCTTACAAGCACATGATAGTAAGAAAATCCAATTTTAGAAATGTCTTCAAGCGTTGGTTTTCGAATGTATCCAACACCTTGAAAATACACGGGGAATGGGCTTAGGTAATCGGCCAAAGACAAGTTCGTCAACTACTACCACCAGCCCTATTAAACTCTTTTATTTTATACGTAAGAATTTTTCCGTGAAATCTTTCTTGTGGCCGGAACCTTTCAATAGAATATAGCTCTACTTTGCCTATTCCAAACCCCCTAGTTTTATTCATGAGTTGGTTGATTTCATGAATAATCAAATCCGTCCGTACTCCATTTCTAAATTCAGGAATCATTAAGCTTTTATGTACAGAAACATAAAAACAAACATATACGTCCTTTATGGTTCCACTCGTTGTTCTGGGAACATCCACTTCAACACCAATAAAAGAAGCTTCTTCTACAACTACGTCGGGAACAAAATCATATGGAAAAATAAAATTATCTATTTCTCCATCTTTTGTTACAATATTTTTTTTATTAAAAATAAGATCCAGTAATGGCTGAGATTTTTCAAGGCGTTTCTTGACCTCAACCTTATATTCTGTTAATGTATCAATATTAATATTAAAATCACCCCTCGCGACTCAAAATCGGCACAATGGAAATTTTTAATTCTGATTCAAAATACCCATAATCATTATCGTCAGCGCTCACATTTAGTATAAATGATTTTCCTATATCTAAATCTGAATCAACTAAAATCTGTATTTCATTTTCATGTTGTGATAAAATTTTTATACCACTTGGATTCTCGATGTCTGGGGGAAATATGACGTCCCAACTCGGAACAATTGTGGGAATAAGATTGTCGTTATAGTCTTTGAATTGTGCCCTGAAAATTTTGGGATTGCCGCCAGATTTGATCGCGGGACCTCCATCATATTTAACATCACATGTTCCTTCTGCAACACTTGCTAATATTGGAGAATCTATATAGTTTGCGATCATTAGATCCACATTATCCTTACATTGTTTGCCACTATCCTGTAAAACGTCTTCATCAACAATAATAGTTAAAAAACCACGACTATTATCTTCAATTGTTCCGGAAATATCATCAAATCTTGTAAGACGATAGGCAATAGGGATATTGTTTGAAGAACCGATTAAAAATCTTTTTCCAAGATAAAGTAACTTTGTTTCTTCATCATATTGAAGTTTAATCTTATATTGATTCCCACCAACAGTAATTACTTTTCCTTCTTCGATGCCACTAGAATAAGGGTTTTCAACAACAACCCAGCGTTCTATAATTTCATAAGTCTCTGGATTCTGCCATTTTAATAAATGACTACATTGCTTCATTCGGCCAGTTAAATAAACTTCGTTTGCCAGATCTTCAGCAGTAACTAACCAGTGACTATTCTTATAATTAACAAGTTCGCCAAGATTAAAGCATTTTTCTCTATCAAAACTATGTATGACTTTTTCATTGGCGAATTCGGTATTTATAATAATTAGATCCTTTAAAACACCATTTATCAAAACATTCGATTTATAAGACGGATTTGATTGAATGCTCCATGTTGCCCTTTCTACAAAATTATTGACATATTGATCTCTGTCGCCGAACGGAGCCACGCGTAAGTCATAGGCGTTGTAATTAGTCAACAGAATCACCGTCCCAAAAATAAGAATAATCAATTACCATTTGTTTAAACACTTTTCGCGCTTCTTTTTCTGTCTCTCTGTTTTGACCTAGCTGCAAATGTGGAGACGAAAGATAAAAATCTTTTGTGTTTAAAAACGATTTAAACAGTTCTCCCTGTAAAACCTTCGGCGACAACCACGCCACCCTCATTCCGTGACAAATAATATCTACTTCTTTGGGTGTTAAGTTAAAATTAAATTGCTCTAATTCATTATCCTTATCAAACAGATTTTTTTTACAGGTAACAAACTGAGAACAGGCAGAAACCATTAATGGATAAAGTAGAATGTCTCTATCATCCGGCGCTAACTGCCGAAGATCATAATCCGTAATCATTGGAACAAACATTTCATATATATCACCGTAGGTAGTCGCCATAAAGACACTCCTTCCTACGATATAATTTCGATCAATTTATATCCCAAAACGTCTTCTATGGCATTGATAACAGTTAAGTCGTTCAACTGTTTGGCCTCAATTAACGCTTTAGATTTTAGAGAAATAGTATCTTTCAGCCCTTGAGGGGCCTTCTGAAGTTTTTCTTTTATTTCATCTGGGGTCATTCCAAAAATGTCGTCTACACTGCCGATCCCCAACATTGCTTCATACATTTTTTCAACACCAAGATATTTTAAAACCTCTTCATCGCGAATTAAAATCCAGTTTTTTTCAAAGAACCGTCTCTGAGAATTTCTCATGGAAATAACCTCGGAAAGTTCCATTGGTTCCTCGTCGCCATATTGAGACCACTCAACCTGATACCCGAGGTTCCGAGCGCTCTTATAGATAAGAGGGCCACGAGTATTATTAATCACATAAACCATATCAGTTAAAGATAGTTTCGGCTTACTCTTTCTTGCTTTTGCGGTTTCCGTCTTAGTAGAAGCCTCATCTACCACAACAACATTGGTCGCACCTTGAGTGCTATTACTTGTACTAGCTTTTGCCATTCAAACACTCCTTTTATTTGTAGAAAATAAATGGTGACAATCAATTGACTGCCACCATAACGAATCAATTGCTTTATTACGCTATTTCATATACACCAAATTTATCAACGACAACGACAGCAACACCATAGCGCTCACCATAGAAGAACTCCTGTGTCATATCTGCGTTCGACATGGGGTCGCCCATCAAAAGAAGACTATCGCCTTCGGTGACAAACTTTATGGGCTTCATATCGGACACAACAATATAAATTTTATTATCGTCGAGCAAGAAATTATCAGTATTGTCAATATGCACCTGTTTCATAGTAACAATGGACGTGCCGTTGAATTTACCGTAATAACCCATGTCATACAGATCTTCCTTGGCGGAATCGGCAATGACATCGGGTTTAAGCTTCCGTGCCGCCTTCTTCGTACAGACAATAGTCGCTACTTTGTCAGTTGCGGCCTCAACGTGAGCAATCAGATCAATAAGCTTTTCCTCGTCATAGGAACCAGCAGTCGGATAATATGTAGCGCCAATAGTGGCAGCGGTAACACTATTCCACGCAGAATAAATATCATTAAAGGCTTTCTTCTTGAAAGAAGTCGCAACCAAAGAAATAAATTCATTAAAATCAATACGTCCGGCAAGAACACGATTCAGCTCATCGTAAATTTTAATGGTTTTGAGTACGGTCGGAACGGTAATCTTTTGCCCAACATTGAGACGCTGACGACGAATACCATGAGTACCTTCTGCGGTATCGGAAACAACAAACAAACTATTATTGGGTGTCCAGAACTCATTCATGTCTCCAAGAGCCAGATTTTTATAATCAACAAAATTCATGAAAAACTCATTACCCTTTAACTCGTCAACAATAATACGAGAGATAATTTCTTCTACGATTGCAAAAAGGCCGATGCATTTGCCATCGCGCATTGCCTTGAAATTGAGTTTAGTGGATCCACCATTTGCCTCAATCAACTCTTTTCTCAAAACATCCATAGTGTCGGCCTCAGAATAATTTCCGCTTTTTCCAAATTTATACGCTTCGTAAGCGATTTTTACAATATCATTCATATTTTAATCCTCCTATCTTTTCTTAATTAAGCTACTTTAATTACGTAGTAAGTATCGTTACCAACAATATCTACCGCGATGATTGTGCCGACCTTGGTTGAACCAGCCGTAAGCGTAGAAGCAATGTTCATTTTCGTACCAGCTTTAAGTTCAACAATATTGCCAACTGCCGGGTTAGCCACGCCGTCGAGAACTTCCTTTGTAACAGAAAAAATATCACCGGGTTCAACCGCATAACCTCTAGCGAGTTTACTGGCCTCATTGAAAAACTCGTCAAGATTTTTAAGTCTTTCATCATACATGACCTCTGGGGTGGCAATTACGACAATATCCGAAATAGCAGAAGTGGCGGTGGGTGTACCACCAATAAATACCTCTCTATTATTAGGATCGAGCGCCCCCAATAAAACAACGCAACCATTATCAATAGCTGCGTCAACATTGCTTACCTTGTATTTTACGGAATAAAGTTTCGATCCATCTGTAGTACCGGACATTTTGTCCGTTCTAATAATTCCATGTGCCATTATTAAATTTCCTCCTTAATTTTAATTCAACGGTTTCTTGTTGTGTTTGGCGAAAAGTCCACCATAACCATCATCGCTAGGCGTGATGGTATTATCAACGGGAACCTTAACCTGATTTTTGTTCTTGGAATTTACATTTAAATTCACATTCAAAGAAAAATTAGCTGTTTCTCTACCTAAAATAGAAAAACACTCCTTTTTGAGTGCTTCTATTTCATATGTGCTTGAATTTTCTTTAAGCTTGGTATAGTCATCTACACCGCTTAATTTTGAATCAAACCTGTCAAAGATTTCTTTTTCTGCGTCAGACCTTTGTTGTGCCTCAGTATTATCCCTGAACTCTTTCAAGGCATTATAGTCATCAAGAGAGACAGGATGCTCACTCTTATACACCTCAAAATCCTCTTCAACGGATTTAATCTTGCCCTGAATGACTCCAAACAAAGAATTGATTGACTTTTCGAAATATTCGTTAGACGAAGTATCCACAAAATCCTCATATACTGTTTTCTTCCGTTTGGCATTCTCAAAATCAAGTGAAATCGCATCGCCATTCTCCTGATAAGCAATACCATAAATTCTGTAGTTATCGCTTGCATCCCAAACAATAACCTCACCGCCTTGTAAGTCAACCAAAGAATATCTTGAAATTTCTCCCCAATAGGGATGCTCATAAGTTTGCTTAGAAAGCAAACAATAAATTTCGTCAATTTTTTCGGTCCAACTAAGCTCAAATTGGTTTTTAGGGGCTCCGTCTCCAGCATCATTTTTGTCATTTTTAGTTTTTGTAAAATCTATCAGTTTTAATTCCAAATCTTCAAGAGATAAAGAATCTATTTCAAAATCAAGATTATCAACCGTGACATTATATTTCTGGAGCATTGCAAGTTTCTCGTTCAATACAACTGTACCTCCTTCTTCATAATTGTTTATATCATCACCATTGGGTGTTGATTGCTTACCAAGCACGAATTTAAGCTCTGTCATCATATTTAGCATCTTCTGTTTACTGTCCTCCAGCGTGTATTGCTCGGCTTTGGCTCCGCGCATACCAGTGCCGAATTTTGAACCGAGCAACGTAATGCCCTTATAACGATAAGCCAAAATATCGGTTATTCCGGTAGAATTATTATGTTTATATTTATCAACATAAATTTCCATAGAAAGTTTGATTTCTTCGTTGTTATCAAATACATCGGCAGCATAATTTATATATGGTTTAAAGATGTATAGGTCGGCATATACGTAATAAATACCATCTTCGAGAAGGATCTCATAATTGCAATTCTCTGGAATCACCCCTAATGGCTGTTCATCATATATCAATCTGATACTACCATCGTTTGTTTTAGATTTTTCGAGATGAAAATCGTGTGCCCCAAAATCAACAGCCCCTTCTTCATCTATAACCACATTTGCCAAAACCGGAGTAATATAAATAGAAGATTCTGCTTCATCTATCACGCTCTTTTCAAAGCTACTCTGATTTGGATTCACAGATGAATGCATAATTTTGGCTCTCATCCGTATAAATTTTTCGTTGTCATAGCTATCGTCCTTTTTAAAAGTCGCAACCAATGTCATGCTTTTCATACGCATCACCTCCTTTAAAAGAATAATGTATTGCCTAAAATATAATCAGATTTAGAAAAATCACATAAAGAAAAATCATTGCCCGTTTTATTTTCAAACACGTACACTCTTTTATTGTTTACTTCTTGTTCTTGAAGGAGAGAATAATTTAATGTGAGCAACTTATCCCTCACTTGCTCATCGAAAACAAATACAAATTTATCCATTTTTTATTTTCTCCTATCTATTCGAATTCGTCTCGTCTTCACGAGTCTGTGTTCCAGCATCGCCTACAGTTTCTCCGACATCTTCTGCCAGCGGTCTTCCACCCTCGCCGGACTGTGTATGAGCTGAAGATAATGGTTTAAAATTAGAAAAACCGATTATGTTCTCTTCCAGCCAATTGGTAGAAATAATATCATTTGGAGTCATCCCCATAGTTGCACAAGCCATTGATTTTGTAGGAAGACTAGATTGAGAGTCTTTTAAATACATGTCATGCATCTCACGCTTATTAAACTGACTCACATCAAGCATAATGACTTTGAATTTATATTTGCTAGATTGCTGTCTTAAAATCTTATTGATATTTCTTTCGATTTGCCTACCGAACGCAAAAGAGATTAATTCATCTGCCTGTATAGAAATAGTCAGTGCCGCAGACGATTGTGTATTACTGGTGAAAATATTTGAGCTTACACCGGCAGCAGACCAAAATTCATCTTGAGCGTTTTCAATTTTATTGATCTCTTTTGTTCCAGATTTATCAAAACTAATAGAGTCAATCTCGGCGGGAGTTTGAAACGCGCCAATCTCTTCCGGAAGAATCCCAGACAATGCCCTAAAATAATCGTCTAACAGTTCTTTAGGTAGTGTTAATTGTCCCTCACTATCCAGTGGAATTTTTAAAGCAATCGCCTTATAAATCTCAATTTCATCTTTTGCTTTGGATAAATCTTTATAATCCTGAATATTGTAAATACCATCAAAAACACCAGAAAAGGGGATAAGGGGGTACTCAACACTTTCATTAAACTTCAAACAAATTTGATACTTGTCGTCCGGCTCTTGCCAACGATTATTTGTGGTGTCTTGAAGATAAAGATTATATTTACTTATGAAATCCTGTCCATACATTTCCAATTTGTCTTGGTTCTGCCTAAAATAACTGAAGTCAAATGCATAAGAAAAACACCCATCGGTTATTGAACTAATAGTGCAATAATCGCTGGGCATCTGTTTTATGTAAAAAGAATCTTTCGTTTGATAAATATATCCATAGAACACGTCTTCTCGAACACACACTTGAGATATTCGCTGAAATGTGTTTCTAATATTCATTATTTCAACGAAATCAGCAACTTTCTTGTATTGTGTTTTATAACTCTCAATGTCTACATTTGAAATATCAAGCCTATCTGGAACAAGAGTAAAAAATAAACAGTTTAAAAGAGCAAAATAGTCACAAAGTCGTTTATAATGTGGACTAGCAGTATAAAGATATCTTGACGCATCACGCAAATTTTTTATACTAGTTGTGGAACCGGGATTCCTTAACCAAGACACAATGCTTTCCTTTTTTATCTGTGCAAATGGAGATGAATCAGATTTATTTGACTTTAAATCCCGAAGGATTAATTTATTTAGATTTGCAAAATTAAGAAGAGAATTGAAATCTTTTAATTGTTCTATATTGACACACCTCCTTTTAAATTTGTGTAGTCTTTCTTACCGGAGCTCTTAATGTAAAAACCTCTGAGTATGATACTGATTCTTTTGGTTTATTCAAGTAACTTTCAAACTCATTTATATACCACAACATATATGCCAATGCCGAAAAGCGGTCCTTATCTATCTTTCTTATAACCTTTTCTACCGTTAACGCACCGCTTGGAAGCTGTTTTAATTTTAAATTGCCCACTTCTACAAACAATAAATTAGTTTGAACAAAGGGCAAAATGTTTTCTTCAAGATTTTCCCTGTCTTCATCGGTAAAATCTATATCCTGTCTTTTCTCAAGCAATCTTAATTTACAACTGTTAATCATTTCAACAAAAACAGTAATGATTCTTGTTTGGTTTCCTTGAGCTTTTAAATCGTACAAACACTTTTCAGCATCTTTGGTTTCTGGGGCGTTGTCGGTATTAATTGTGTCCCAGCACCCCAACGGCTCTTTTGTCACAGGATCAAAGCTTTCCTTTAACAATTCATCTATCAATCCAGAACCAAGGCCATTTCCATCCGCAATTACCATTCTAACGTGAAAAGCATTGGCGATTTTTTTTACTATACATGCCTGAGTAGTAAAATTTAAAACATTCGGGATATTTGTTATATTAACAACATCTATAGAGACAATTCTATTGGTTGTTTTATTGCGGATTACCTTTCCAACAACTACAGAAGATTGATTATTATTTGTATTTTGAGATCGAGCAACATCAACCCCCATATAATATTCATCCGTCTTATTTCCACAACTGAATTCTGGTGTTGTTAAAGTCCGGCAATCCATCAATTTATTTATATTTACAAGAGCATTAGAGCTTGTCCCCGTCCATTCTCCACCGTAATTCTGAGCAAAAGCAATAGGAGATGTAACCTTCTTCTTCTGTAATATTTGATTTTTTGAAGATCCTCTGCCATACCAAGAACCAAGCATCCAATCAGAACCAAGAACCATTTTTCCTTTTAGATTAATCATATCCTTTATCATATTGAGATTTCTTACATATTCGTCAGAAGCTCTCCAGCCCGGCGTGGAAAAGAAATTAATTTGTTGATTCAGTTCCGCAGGATCAACTATTGCAAGTTTTCCGGACGTGTACCGGGGGATTTCGACAATTGGCTCTAAAGCGTCTTCAAATAATTCATTGTTAATAAGAACACTTTCTTCCACTGAAAGCCTATGTCTGCGCTGTCCTTTAGAGTTCTGAGAATTTGCCAAAGACGTTATCGTTGAACCATTTTTTAAAGGAATTTCGGCATCTCCGCGCTGAAAAGTTGGTGTTTTTAAAACCTCATTTTCTAACATTGGATACTGCTTTATGATTTCATTATACTTATCTTTTAATAATTTAGAGGCATTTTCTTTTGTCTGGGCGGTCAATGACAAATTAATATTAGGATATCTCATGGCGGTTAAATACATTATTAAAAATTCCCCGTGCGTGTTATGACTTACTATTCCGTTTGAAACAAAGGAGTGTGTTTGTGGTACTTCTAAATCATAAACGTGAGATTCATTATCTTCAATAGATTTGACCCTACTAAAGAAATAATTGTATCCTTGTAAATTTTTTAAATGCTCATACCCAACACATAATTCAGCACTATCTAAAGATAATAAATAATTCAACTTCTTGTATGTAAGCTGGTTGTTGCCTTTCAGAATATGATATATATTATCATATACATAAGTATTATATTTCTTAATATCTTGATAAAAGGAATTAATATAATCAACTTGAAACGGAATAATATCTTTATTTGTATTTCTCTCCATGTTAAGCAAGTTTTCCAAGGCGCACTGCTTATATTCAACACCAAACCCAACATGTGTATGAAATTTTTCTATATCTTCGCCATATATTTCAACACTGTAATTAAAGAAACCTTTATTGCTTTCTCTATAGAGTTTTTTAGAGATAATGCCATAATTTAATAGCAAGACCTGAACTTGCTTTGCTAATCTTTTGGATACCGTACAGTAGCTTATTTTTGTTTTTTCTGCACATCCGTCTGTATCATATAGCCCCCTAAGAAACTTTGAAACAATATTAGAAGGACTAGACATAATTATTTTTGGAACTTCCTTAGAAAATGCATTAACACATTTCAATCCCATAAATTCCAAATACTTTCTAAAATGTTTATCATATATTCTGTAATCCACACCAGAAACATATTTTGGTTCTTGCGCCCCAAAAACACAGGTTGTAATTCTAAAGAAATTATCCAATATATGATTATCTTTATTTGAAAATCCAACATAAGAATCTTTTGTTATGCAACCATCTCCAACCAAATAACCAAAATATAAAGCGATATCCTCAGTTAAAACTTCTGGATATCGCTTTATATTTAAGTGTGATTTAGATTGATTCGATAACCCGCTAATCCAATCATCCATTTTCTGTGATATATTTATGTCTGTATTGTTTCCCCACACATTATTATTTCTACTAATAATTATATAGTCGCCGATTTGAATATCTTGCAACTGTTTAAATTCTATATTCCCATCGGCAGACATTCTCAATATTGGATGAATTAAGGTTCCCTCAACCGAATATCCTTCTTCTGTGGTTAGAAGCTTTGTTTTTTTAAGTCCACTATAGACCCCCCTGTTGGATGTCACAATATTTCCATCTCTGTTCAAAACATTAGTAAAATGTTCCGTCCAAGTTTCTATGTTATCCTTTTGATAATTAAATATTTCACCAATTTCTTTTAATCCTTCATCGGTAAACAATAGGGTGTCACCAGCAACACACTTGCCAAAACCTCTTGGGAAGCAACCATAAACGGAATAAAACCTTGCCATTGAGCGCAAAAAAAGCCTTTGCTCTGAGCTTAGGTGGATGCCTCCTGTTTCTGGTTTTGTTAAATCTAAAAACAAATCCGGATACCACTGTGTCCAACTCGTAAATTCTATATACTTCTCAAGATTTTTCTCAAAAGCAGAGGCATTCTCTAAAATACCTTTATCCATCAAAATCACCCTCTATGCTACCATCTTCGCTTGAATCAGAATAATCACTTGGGAGGGTAATGAACTTCTGGATATTTTCTCGATTCTTTTCTGTCGTATCACCTGCAAAGATTCCATATGGGTCCCCATACTGTTCAACATAATCTCGTTTTCTTTCGTCATAGAATTTATAAACATCTTCATATTCACACAAGGGTTTTCCCTCTAAGCGTCTCAAATAATTAATCAAACACCATATATTAAAATCAATAGCGTCATTTGGTCTATATTTAAACTTAGGCAAGATTGGGATAATATCAACAGCTTGTTCAACCGCCTGAAATAACTCTGAGAAGCTGTTCAATCCGCCTTGTAAATCGCTTTTTCTTAACTGACTTGGATTTATTTTGGCCTTTTCTGCCGCAGTGGTTGCAGCTCTATTCCATTTTTCAGCTTCGCTAACATCACCACGGGATGTCGCCATTTCTTCTTTAACTTTAAGCCTGATATATGTAAGAAGAGCTTCTGAATGCAGATTTGTGATATCTGGGTAGCTTGTTTTTAAAAATTCATATTTTTTCCACATGGCGCGATATTCAGATTTATTATAGCCCTCGCCAAACAATCTAATAATATCCTGTGTTACTTCAAACTCATCATCCTCAAGATAATAAAGTATAGAATTTCTTCCATTCACAGCATCTTCTGTTTTTTTCATAAGAAGTCTATTTTCTGGACTATCACCAAATGTACTTTCATATTTCAAGCCCTGTTCCCAATTTAAATCTTTATATTGAGAAAGTGTAATAATCGTTTTAAAATAATAACCTATAATACTTGCTTTACTTATATCACTTCTAAAATCCTCGCCCAATGGAAATTTTTTTGCATATTCTTTCACAGATGCCTGATAAACCTTTTCTATATAAGGCTTGTCAAATTGTCTCAATATACTTTTAAATTCATCAAGCTTAATTTCATTTGTTTCAGCATCAAGACACCTGTCCTTTATACAAGTCTTACAAATAGGCAACAACCCATCTGGATATAAGTCGCTATTTGTTTTGTAAAAATGAATTCTTGATTTATTAGCGGATTCGGCAGGACATGACACACACATCTTTTTTATCGTTGGTTGTTTCTTTTTTCTTTTTTTAGCCATTGTTCTTTTGGTTGTTGCACCACTTGGTCTCGCCAATAAAACATTCCCTCCTATCTTGTACTCAAAATTTGAACCGATATATTCTTTTAAAAGGCGGCTACAGGAATTGCACCCGTAATACTTTTGCCACCACAAAAAAGCGATCTCATTGTTATGAGATCGCTCAAAATAAACTTGTGTAAAATATAGCAATATGATATAATGAATCTGTCCACTTAGGTCTGTTCCGAGCAACCAAGTAGACTGAATGACACGTGGAGTAATTCTACGTGTCGTTTATTTGTCATTCTTTTATTTTGGTTTTGATACCTCTTCAATACATGCGGATAACTCAGGAGACAGTTTAAATACATGACATGTTTTACCTGTCTTGATATTTATAAATTTCCCAGTAAAATTGTTTTCCTCATCTTTATAAGTCTCAAATCCTCTTTCTCGCAGGTGTTCATAGATCCTCGTTGAATAACACGGAAAATATTGATCCGTAGGATATTTCATGCTCACTACACCTTTCATCTTTAAATAGGTACATAATTATATAAAATGTGTAAAATGTAATAATGTAAGAATGACACGATGTTTGACGATTGACGGATTTGCACCGTCTATACTATTATCGTCACATAAAATTTAAAAAATGTCAACTATATTTTTTCTTCCACAAGTTTTGTTTTCCCAAACAAACCTTTCTTTTCTATAAAAACCTTCTCACTGGGGATAGAATCACGAATGATTAATTCTGAGCCAACCGTTTCAGTATTTCCAGCTTTGTTTTCGTAACTCTTAAATATATTTACCATATAGTCCAATTTAAAGCTAATTTCATCATATGCAGAACTTAATTTATCCTCCATATTTGCAACGTTAACTAACACTTTTCCCAAATCTGTTTTAATATCTGCGGAGCCATCAGAAAAATGTTGTGCTACAGCTTCGTTGTTACTCCTAACACCATTTAATGCACGAAGATATTGCATTCTTCCAAATCCTTTTGCATATTTTTGTTTGTTGATTTCTTTTTTATTCATAAACTCAACAGCCTCCACAATCAAGGAATTGCCGGAGGTAAATAATGCGTATGGCAAATTTCCGATAAGACATTCAGGTGTGCGGGATCCTGAAAATAAACAACCTTTAACAAACATTTTCTTGTGTCATAATCAATAATTCTATCAGCGCGAACATAATCTCCCACCCTGTCATAAACATCAACCAAAGTAGTTCCACCATCCTCTGAATAAACAATGGGGAGGGTGTCTCCATAAGGGATGGACTGGGGAAGGGCAAGATAGAAAGTAAAACAACGACACTGGGGATTAATTGTTGATAAGAACGGAGACACCGGCTGAATTAAGTCGTATGTCCCTTCGTTTGTGAAAGACTCTATGACCACGGGATTGCACTGACTCCCATACGGAGCACATGGATTATACTGATTTTTACAATTCACAATTTTATACCTCTTTCCTCTAATTTCAGCAAAGTATAAAATGTAAAACATGTAGTTATAAACTCAATTTTGTATCAAGTAAAATTTGAAAGATTTGATCTACAGATTCCAAAGATAGACTTGAATGAGCTTTTATCAATTCATCTATCCCATCATTAATAAGTTGTTTCGCGCTATTATATCCATCTTCAATAGATGTTTCTGAATCACTAAAACTTGATTCAACACTCAAATTAACCATATCTTGAATTTTTGGCAAGAATTGCTTTTCTTTTCCAACAAGCCACTTATCAACACTCGGAAGAACTACTTTTAACAACGGAATTGAAGAAGAGAGCGAAGTTAAAATAGTTAAACTATTTTGCTTTATATAGTCGTATTTATTCTCAACATCTCTTTCGATCATATTCAACACTGTTTGTTTGTGTACGGTGTCACTCATTTTGTATTTCCTCCACCTTGACTTTTGTTATTAGAATATTGTTTATCCTTATAAGTTTGCTGTACAACCGGCTGATGAACCGATGTTCCGGCCTTCTTTAAAATTTCATCTATTTGACGTTCTTTTTGTTCAAGACTCTTTTCGCGCTCTGCAAGACGTTTTTCAAGATCCGCCGTTTCTCGTTCCCGCTGAAGATCTTTTTGAGCGTATTCCTCTTTGAGTGATTTTGTCGTTGTGTGAAGTTGCTCGAAAAGCAAGCGTCCCTGTTGAGAGGCTACAATCTCAGGAATTATACGAGCGTAAAGAGATTGTTTTATAGCGTTTTCACACTGAAAATAAATTTGAGAATAACGCTCATCATGGATTATTTTTTCGCGAGTTATATCTGAGCAAGAATTCAAAGTTGCCAAATAATCTGAATACGGATCTGAGTAGCTTTGATTGGGCAATATACGATTAGATAAATCGGCATATTGCTGTTCAAGTGTTAAGCGAGTTGAATTTGGCGCTGTATTTTGATTCTGTGGTGACGGGAATCTGCTTGATACCACATGATTCATAATAGGTAAAGAATCGCCTATCATTTTTTCACCTTTTTCTATTAAAATTTGAATAAAGTGAAAATGTATAAAATGTCACATAATGTAATTATTTAGCTACATGGAAACAAAGAATTAAAATCCCCCGCATCCACAACCGCGTCCGTTGCCTCCAAAGGGACGACCAGGAAGGTATTCACGAGCCTCATGGCTATCCAGAACTCTAGTGGGGGATACAAAGCTGTCAGCCAACGTAGCGGGGGAGAGGTACACATCACCCTGTACGCAACGGCAAGTTGCAAGAGCCAGATTCTTTTCGCTCAGAAGACGCTCCCACTCGAACTGGTCCCTAATGATACTATTCTGGTACTGATTTGCAGTGCTATTGACGCTGATCGCGGCTTCAAGACCGGCAAAGCGTCTTTCGGTCTGAATATCTCGATCACTTTGAGTGTTAATCTGAGATATCAATGTCTGATAAAACATGTCCTTGTCAACAAGGCATTCTCTTGTGATGCCTCCAGTAGCTGTGCTACCCAAAACGCCACCATTAAGGATTCCTGCACCTCCATTCAACACACCAAGAGCCGTTCCAATAATACCAGTGGTTAAAGCTGCATTAACCGTTCCCTTTGAAGATACTGACTGCTCCATGCCATTTTCATCTTTCAGAGTTATCGCCATTACAAATTCCTCCTATAAATATTATTATTTGCATAAAAGTACCACTGTTTTTGGTCCTTTATAGCCAAGTGAATATTTATAATGTGAGAAAATGTTAATATGTTAACCATTTCAAACCCATATTTTATACCCCGCACATAGGTAAGCGGCAAACATTAGCAAGTCCTACTTTTATACCCCGCTGATGACACGCGGCTAAAATTATATTGCTGGGCAAGGCTTTTCACCTACTGCAACACTCCTGCGCGGTTCACAAAGATTACCCGCCATATGGGAGCAAAGTATTGTCTTCTCTCCGCGTTTATCTTACGCCACCAACAAATATAATTATGTGTTTACAGTCTCTTTAAACCTTTTACCGGCCTTGAATACCGGTACTGTTCGAGCCGAAATCATACATTCTACCAATGTCTTTGGATTTCTCCCCAATCTTGGTGCCTTTTTCACGGGCTCAAAAATTCCGAAGTCTAAAATTTTTACCTTCTCGCCAGATGCCACTGTCTCTATTATTGTTTCAATAACCGCATCTAACATTAAATCTGCCTTTACTTGGCCTATACTAAGCCTGTTACCAATTTTCTTAACCAATTCGGGTCTATTTATATTAATCTTCCTTTCAGTGTTAAACAGTAATGTACATACAATCTGTTATATTATTTTTATCATTGTAAATCATAGATAGGTGTACTTGTTTGGAGCTATAATTACTATCATTAGCCCATGTTGAACTAGGACTTGTTGTCGGTAAACGTCTTATTGTAAGATTTTTATCTTGTCTGACGGTTTCAGAATGCAAATGTGCAACCAAACAATCAAAATACTCAATTCCATCCAACATGCCGGATGCCTCATCAAGAAAAGTTGCGGCAACATCAGATAACTTAATGTCATGAGTTAGCATAAATAGTGTATTACCAAACTTATAATATTTTCTCGGCAACGGAGAATAGTCCACATCAACATTTTCATTATTTCTAAAATATGTATTTAGATTATATATGAAGTTAAATGAAATGGTTTTATCATGGTTTGAAGGGACAAAAACTACCTCAACCTTTATTTTTAATGTATCCGATAGAGTTTCAATAGCGTTAATGACAATTTCAGATAATTGAATAAACGCCTCAAATAAATGTCCATCATTTGACTGTGGAGTACCCTTAAAGGTAGTTCCTGCAATATTGTCGGCATTAAACATGTCGTTGCCCAGAACGAACATTATTTTAGAAATGTTTCTATCTTTAATTCTTTCGCATGTTTCATTAATAATTTTATAAAAATTTTCCTCTGCGATCTTTTTGTCGTAGTCGCTTCCGCAAATGAAAGCAGAACAAAGCAATCCATAATGTAAATCTGCGATAGGAAGCACCAAACAATTGTTACCGCCTTCTTTGCCAGTATATTGGTACGCACCAACCTTTTTGCTTTCAAATGAATCGTACCACTCTTTAACCTTATCCAAATTAATTCCGTTAGCCTTTGGTTTAACCAAGATCTTGCTAGAATATAATTTTTTAATTTCTCCGCCCTTTTTTTGAACATCCCAGAAACTATTTTTAGAAGATGTAAGCTCCCATTGCAAGGGATCATACCCATGCAATTTCAAAAGATATTCTGGATCACGTAATTTATCTTCGTCAACCTCAAATTTTCCCTCGCTGCTTTGCGATCCATCGTTATTTGTTGAAATCGTTTTCTTTTGAGAAATAGAGTAGAGGTCACCGGGTTTTTGCACCCATCCCTCCTCTATGTATTCCTTTAGAAGCAAGCCTCCGCGCCGAGTTGTATCGTTGTGAAAACGTTCAGCATAATAATCGGCACGAAGGTCGGTTAAATTTTGCCAAGTTGCATCACCGTTCTGAATATCTCGAATTAGATCAAGTTGTTTTGCCAAAAAATCCTGTTTAGTCAGTCTCATCCGCCTCGCCTTCGTCAGCAAGGGACAAATCACTATCTTGTTTGATAGTTAAAGAAATTCCCTCAATTCCATTCCAACTCTTTAACACATCTAAAATATTATACTCATTCGTATAATCCTTACCAACCTCTACAATCGTCATATCGTCTGTATTAATTTCTGCATTTTTAAAACTCATAGACTTCGAAAGTTTTGCCAAGATAACACTTCTTTCCGTTTATTTTTAATCAAGTAAATCTGCCATTGCGGCAGTTTCCGACCGCTCATTTTTTAACAATTTAACGTATCCAAACCTTGGGTGTCCCTTTAACTTATCAATGGCTTTAAGTAGACCATTATTTCGTTCGAATACTTTTGCGTCTATCTGTCTATAATCTCCATTGAGCCATAAAGAGGAACCATTTCCAACACGCCCAATTAATAACTGAATGTGCTCTTTGGTCATATTTTCCGCCTCAGAGCAAATTATTATTGTATTCTGAAAACTTCTTCCTCTTATGGCTCCCAAGTTTTCAATTTCAACTCTTCCTTGACTCATTTGAAACGAAAGACCGTCAATCCCACCCATATGGTCTGCAAGAATCAAAGCATAGGGAAGCATTTTTGTCTTCGCATCGCCGGGAAGAAAGCCAATTTCTTTTGTGTTTTTCACCGGTATCATATTTCTTACCCATACAAGCTTCTCAAACTTACCGCTGTTAATTAAATCTAAAGCTGTTGATATCATTAGGAAATCTTTACCCGTCCCGAACTTCCCAGTTAATGCCTTTATTGTTATATCTTTGTTATAAAGCATGTCTATAGCCAATGTCTGTTGAGGGTTTCTAGGTTTGATGACCCCCATAATCTCATTTTTTATATCCTTAAAAACAACAGGAGTATATTTATCGCCCCTCCAACGAAGCTTATCAACAATTTCTCCGGTTTCGTTTTTAATGACCAAATATTCATTTATCAAAGAATCAAAGACGTTTTCGTTTAATCTTTGATAAAAATCCGCCATTTCATTATCGGCAAGAACAACTTCTTTAAACCCAAGATATTCATTTTTGTTGCCGATATCGCTCATAAAACATCCTCAAGATCGGTTACAACATAATCTGCTATACCATACTTTAAAATATCTTCACTAAATAAATACCAATCCTTGCGATAATTTTCCTTAAATAGCTCTTTAGAAATTTTGGTGTGTGAGAGAATATATTCCTGCACCTTGCTTTCAATTTCTTTCGTATACTCTAAATTATCAAGTAATTTGCTCGTGTTTCCGAAAGCCCCGGAAGACCCATCATGGATGAGACAGCATGTATTGGGGAAAATATATCTTTTATGTCCAGCCATTAACAACAACCCGCCACTTGAATATGCCTTACCTAATCCAATTGTATACACGGGCGTTTTTGAAAGTTTAATGATGTCTATGATATGCATAACCGTGTTTACACAGCCGCCATCAGAATTGATGTAAATTTTAATTGGAACTCTGTTTTCAACTGGAATTTTTTTGTCCTCTGAATTCCATTTAAGTATATACATAGAGACATCTATTGTGTTTTCATCAATAAAGGTATTCCATAAAATTTCGCGTCGCTCTAACCTACGATAAAATTCAAGCAGATCTGGTTCCGGAAGAACCGTATCCATAATAGCCGCCACATCTCCAAAAGTTTCATCAAGTAATCCTTTTGTTTGACTGTTCATTTATACCTCACTTAAAATGTTAAAAATTATTTTTGAATTTCCTACCAACACAAATATTTGCTGCCTGTTCATTGATATCGGCGATAAGACGCAAGTATTTTTTATCTTCTGGTAAGTAATACCGGTGTCGCTTGCTCTTTTGCATACAAGTTCGGGTTATGGTAACATTCGGAAACACTCTTCTAACAATTTCAGATTCTTGTTTATTGATAAGAATCAGGGCCAAAACCACCTTTTACAATCATTTATTTGTGGGAAAGATATTTTTCTCTCCCCTATTGTGGTTTTTTGAAAACACGGTAGAAATGCAGTGATATCAATGGTTTTTAACGCATATTTATTAATATGCCGCTTTATAGAATCACTAAGAAACCATTGATACTGCTATGTTTTATAAAATTTATTAAAAATTATAAAGTTCCACAAATCAAGCATTTCTTCTATACATTCGTTGTTTTTCTGTCTTTATCACACGCATATGTTTTTTTTGGCAACCGTTACATCTATACTTATTCTTAACGCTTTCAATAACCTCGAACTCTTTTCCGCAATCAACACAAATGATGGTCTTTTTACCTATGGTGCTGCGATCTTTGCAATTTTCACACAAAATCTCATTGTGGTGATCTCTATAAAACCTTTTTCCGCACTTAGAACAATAAATATAATCATTAATCATATTAGCAATTATATTCTCAAAAACAATATCCCCGAAACAATTCCAAAACACCGTTTTGCGTTTCGATTTTTTAACATTAAATAAATTATCAATCAAAATGTCAACCAATAAATATTTATCGGGACAAATTATATTTAGTTCACTATTTATCTTTCTAAACAAATAATTATAATTATTGGCTCCATCCCCCTCATCTGGGTGAACGAACATATTTACATTCTTTGAAAGCTCCGTGTATTTTTTAACGACATCTTCATACAACGAATCTCTTTCAATACAACTATTCCGCATCAGTATCTTGTAATTGAATTTGCCAAGCACAGATGGGTTAAACCTCAAGTTGTGTCGCGGTATGTATTTTTTAATTCTATTTACAGTGCTGTTATTTGAGGGCCCTACGCTGCTATTTGGTTTGTCTTTTGCATAGATGAAGAAGTGTGGAAGTTTATTCTTTGTGAATGTCCGTATATTTTTCATTATATCCGCAGGAATCGTTGGTTTATATAATGTTTTAGCTACGTCGATTGTGAAATTGTTCTGGGCAGCCAACACTTTTACAGCATCCATGTCAATATTTTCACTATTCCATATCTTTGAAATATCATTACTGATTATCCCAATATTTCCCTCAGTGTAAGCAAGAATCATTCCTTCATATAAGATTTTACTATCTAGTATTTGCGGATCAGCTTTCGCCATCTCATAGTACAGAGGAACGGTGTCTTTCATATTGCGTTCAGCTATTTCTACAAATTTCTTGTCACCAACGACAAGAGCCTTATCTCCGTCCACATCGAACTGAAGCAACTTACTTATAAGATCATGACAACTTGTATATACGCCATTTGTTATAAACCATTTAAGGCGCTCACCACCAGATTTCGCAATATTGTTTCTAACCCCATGACTTCTTTCTAAATGTGGACTCCGCAAACAATTAACTTTTTCAGAACCCTTAAACAGTTTACAATAAACCTCGCCGTCTTTCAGAAGACCCTTGGGGTCCTCAACACCTAAAAACAGACGTTCACAAAAGGCAAACAAATCTGGGATTAAGAAAGTATATTTTCCGTAAATGTCTAATTTCCCAGCCCAAGCTTCTTTTTCAAGCTTCTTTTTTATAGCTCTCAAAGTTTCCTTTGTATATATTTCCTGTAATAACTCAGGATAAACTTCTAGGCACTTCTGAAAGCTGTTCTTATTGGTATTATATTTTGTAACCCCGAATACCTTTAACATTGTTGGAATATCAGAAGCCAACCGGCGAATCTTATTCCTAGTGGATCTACATATGTATTGCAATTCTTCTTCCGTCACATCTGTTAATGTCTGCAACATTTGATAGTTTAGTTTAGTATCTTTAAAGGCATCTTCTTCATTGCAGATTCCCGCAGTACAATTATATTTCTTGAAGTTTTCTTGATACTTCTGCCAGTTGTTATAATATCTGCACATCTTGAATTGCGAGCGAGTAAATATAATTTCTATTTCATCATCAAAGATATTATATTTCTTCCCGTATATGTCAATAATATCTCCACTACATCCATGTTCTTTGCAGAACTCATCGAATGCGAAAGGGGAGAGTAGGCCCTTAATCCAAGGAGCCCTAAACATTGCATTCTTTTGATTAATTTTTGGAAGTATTAAACCACATCCATCTGTATGATTTATGGGGACATCCATAAACTGTCTGGTTATGTCAAATGTTTTATGATCAATAAAGTCAACTTCTCCATTAACAAGAGTTTCAAAATCTTCAACTACAATTGCCTTGTCAATATTAATGTCTATCTCATCTGTGGCACTCGCCGCGAGAGCTTTGTAAGCCAAAAATTTATTCCTATTGACTCCACCAAGTTTATTAATTTTCTCGATATTCAGTCCACAAGTGAGAGTATTCTCACACTTATTCAAAGACTCCTCTTTAACGGCAACGAACTTCTTTAACCTGATCTGTCCGGCACTGGCCGAGAAGAAGATATATCTTTCTCCATTCATCAAGAACCCATTTTTAATTATACTTTCGGCAACAGAAAAATAATAAACCTTGACTATTACCAGTTCTAAATTCAGTGTATCGGGCGACATGTGTAGACTTCTCGTTAAACTGGAGTCAAAAACCGATACTACATTTTTATCTATAAGTTTCTCTGGCAAGACTTCTCTTACAAGATTAACATTATTAGCCAACTCATTTTTCAACTGTTCTTTTCTGGTCTTAATTATGTAATTTAGGCACTTCTTATGCTTACCATATAGATCTTTGTTGTATTCATTACTTTCGTGTCTCTTGTTAATTGTGTTTAAATGAGCTCGTGCTTTATTTAATTTATTATCCAACAGATTCTCAGCTGCCGTATAAAAACAGCCGGTGTCAAGCGTATAAACATCATGGAGTTTGTTTAATGCCAAGTATGTTCCTCCAATCATTCAATTGTTTAAATTGGATCAATTTTTTAAACCTCCGTCACCGTATTCATTGTTATATATGCCCCATTCTGCACGAAAATTATATCTTTCAGATTCTATTAGTTTCTCAATATATGTCTTGTCTCTATAGAGTTTATTGGTGAGGTCATATTCTGCTCTGTGCGGTCTGTTTTTAGGCGAGAAATCGGAACACGGTTTGCCATCCATATACTTACAAACGTGCAAACATTCATTACATTTATTAATATTATATTTCATCTAAATATTTGTACCAGCTTTCTTAGCAAGGTTGGCTCTGGCTCTATCTGCCAATTCTCGACGATTTTCTTCCGATAATTGTCGTGGAATTCGAACACCAACCAGCTTCTTAGGTATCTGGTATACCCCCAACTCTTCAGTTTGAGTTTCTACAGTAACTGTTGGGAGAATTTGAGCTAGTTTTTTAAGCTTGCGGATGAGAGGGCGATTATATGTATATACATTGGCAAAATCATCGGCCTCATTAAATGTTATTACGGTTTCTCTTTCATATCTGGTAAGATTCAATTTGTGTTCTCCTTTGTTTTTAATAGTTTCTTCAATCGTTTAACTTCTTTGATTAATTCTGGAATATGGTTTAAAGACATATCTAATATTTGATACTCATCCGAAGGAGCACATGGAAAGTCATCATCTTTCTCACCAAAATTATCTTCCATCACATCTATCGCTTGTTTATACCATTTCCGGATTTCTTTAATTTTATCTTTAGTCATTTATGCGCTCCTTAATTTTTATAAAAATTCAATCATTCTGCCAGATATGTTAATTATTTTATCTTCTATAAGTTGTTGTATAGATGGACTATTCCAAAGTTCAGCTCTTCTAGAATGACCAAGTTTCGCAAGTTTTTCATCCATATCAAGCAACTTACCTTTTGATATTTTTTCTTTTGTGTTCTTACTTTTATGTATTAACCTTAACAATATATCTGTACTGTCTTCTGGCTTTTTATCTCGAATGCTCTGAGGTAACGTTTGATAAAAGTCCTCGTCATCTATTATGTTTACATTGGGCATACCTTGTTTAACAAGATCAATCACATCGTTGTCTTTATTTAATATAAGGGAAAAAGTTTCAAGCGTGTCGCCATTGTCCCAGTTCCTACATCTCAATCTATTAATGGCCTGAATGAGTTCAACTGCTAAAATAGCGGCTTTGGTATCATTATAGTCTTTATCAACCATTTTCCGAACACCTTTGATTGTAACCACTTTATGAGTTCGGTTATAATTTTTATCTTTGTTATAAATATGAAATGCTAATTTATATGCATTGTCATACATAAACGGTGTACCTATGTAAAAGCCATATTTAAAATTTCTATATTCGTTTGTTCCAGTTATATTTCCGAAATGATTCACTTTTATGTTGTCGGGCACCTCGATGTTTTTAAAATATTCCTCAAATTCTTTATGAGTTATAATCAAACATAGTTCGCCATTTGGTGTTTTATCAACAGCGTAATTCAAAGCCGTTTTTAAAATTTCTTTGTTCGAAGAAATCTCGCTCCTTGATCCGTTAAGCTGTCTGCAAATATATATAGACGTATTGGAGTATGTTTTTATTTGTGGTATATCCACGACGTTAAAATATTCATTTTTATATACCGCGTTTATTCTTCCCGTTCCATCAAGGATAATTGCATTAAACAACGGATCAAAGATATCTACATATCTAGCTACTGTTATATGTTTATGGCTCTCATCATCGCCGTAACTAACAAAACCGCCCTCTTCGCAAAATATTTTTAATGCAGAATATGTTTCCTTGATTGTATCTGTTCGGCAGGTTAACATTACGTCCTCAAACTTTTCAGAAAACTTAAAATCACATCTATACCAATATTGAGTCTCAAGATCTGCTCTTTTTAAAAAGCATGTGTTTTTTATATTTCCACAAATTTTCAATATTTCTTCCATTAAATTTCTGTTTCCAAGTTTTTGAATATAGGCTTCAATATCATTTATTTTTTTATTAGTTATTTGATATGTATCCATAAGACTCGGCTGCTCATCGACAATAAGTCTAGTTCTAGTAAGATATTTATTTGCATTATCCATGCTAATAGTAATTTTATCATCAGTCCAATAAATAAAATCACCAAGTTTTTTAAGCCTACGTTTAAACCCTTCATGTGTCATCACCAGAATGGGATATCTAAATAATTTGCTTCTTACCTCACTCTCTTTTAAATATCTTTTTTTATTGTCTGGATCTTGATATATTCTATTATGATAAGCTATAGCCACATCTTTCCCGACAATAGAATTAATATCTCTGACTGTATCATCACAATCAACTATTCGTTCTTTAAGTATTATTGTGCCAGAATTAAGAAAATTATTTTGTGATAACCATGCAAGAGTTAGATTTGTTATACTACTTTTTCCCCCGCCTGTTTCTAATGGGACCACGGTTACTTGTCCTTCCTGTTTATGTTTTACAGGATCAATAATTATGTCTACTACGGTTTGTATAACTTTTTTATATTTTTCTGTAATTGTGTCCGAAATTCCCAATTTGCTATAAATATCTCTATAAAGCATTGATATACTTATATTTTTACCCCCTTATTTTATCCAAACTCTTGCTACTCAAGATATAATTCATTATTCACGAACCTCCACTCGCCTATTATATATATAAGGCGACCGGAGTTTCAGAAATATAATTACACTTTTAAATCCACATAATAATCACCTCTTAAATCAAATATAAACACACATATATAAAACAAATATAGAATAAATAACAATAAGTTGAGTGGGCGGTGGCGTAGACACCGAACGCTCACGAGTCGCCTCAGCGACGAGAACCCCCGTAACCCCTGCTGAGTATCAGACGAATTAGAATATTACCTGTTGTATTTTTACAATAACAAAATCCATCTAACAAAAATTAAATATTTACTTATTCTTTATGCTTGCTTATTAGACAGATATGCACCGCGCCAGCGGGGCATTCTATCTGCTCTTATATGGAAACTTAAAAATAATAAATGTTCTATATTTTTGGTTCCCTCTCTTGGAGCCAACTATTAACACTGCATAGCATATAAAACAATTTTAATATGCTAAGTTATATAAACAACAATCAATCATTTAAATCAGGATGAATAGTATTCCACACATCCATATTAATAATGGCCTTATGGTTCCCATCCATCTTTTTTCCATCATGAGTAATTTTCCCGATATAATAATCATTGTGCAGGGCCACTTGAACTGTCTGCATAGACCATTTTCTTTTTTGATTATTGCCAGTATAAGCCACCCCGTCTGTTGTATATCTTCTTTTGTTTAAAGTATCAGCAATGAGTTGATATATTTTACCGGAAGCCCTCATATTAAACATATCTTTAATTATTCTAGCCTGATGATGATTAATTACTGTAGATTTTTTATCTGCTGAGTATTCATAACCAAATGGTTGACGCCCTGCCGGTTTATTTCCATTCTCAGCTTTTTTACGCTTACCATCAGAAAGTCGCTTATTAATCATTTTGCGGTCCAGCTCGGCAAATATGCCCATCATCTTTCTCATAGCATCAACAAACATGTCATCACCGTTGAGACTATCTTGTACGGCATATAACACTCTAACATTGTTAATTAGTAGTTGTTTTTCTATATAGAGCATGTGAAAATAATCTCTTGATAATCTGTCAGGTTTATCAATAACCACATATTCAACGGGAGGGTTGTTACAGAAAGCAAGCAGATTCCTTATACCCGGACGTTCATCCACTTCTTTAGCTCCGCTAACACCTTCATCAGAAAACATGTTGACTATCTCATAATTATTTTTAGCACAAAAGGCTTCTATGCGTTGCTGCTGTATCTCCAGCCCTTCACCTTCAGTGACCTGAGATGCGGTTGATACACGCTTGTATCCGACTACTTTTATCATTAATTGATCTCCTTTATGTATGCTTTTTAGTGTCTATAGTATAACATAGAATATTAAAATTGTCAATAGGTGCAGAAGAAAAATATTATTTTGTCAGGTTGTGCATTTGTGTTTTAGGGAGCCAAATATTTGCGTTCGGTGGATAATGGTTATTAAATATGGGCTACTGAAATATCTACTTCCGGAGAAACCTTGGTGTGAGTCGATTAAGTTAATTTTAGTTTGTGTTGTATATAGCTGTTAAATTTATTAAACTGATGGGTATTTATATGCGGAGAATAATATATTACTATAATTATCGTTTAAAGTGTTGTTTGTACGGTATTAATCAGGCGTTCTGAAACGATTGTGGATTATAAGGGTAGTTTGGCGGGCTCATAGTTAGTGTGAGAAAACACGACAATTGTTGAGGATTTTGAAGCTAGTTTTGATGGCGTGATTTAGATGAGATATTATGAGGGAATTAGAGTGGACCGTGTATTATTTTGGTGAGTACTTAAGGTATGTTTATTACGATTTAGTAATTTATAGAGTAGGCATTACAGTGTTGATATTTGTGTATTTTGTGGTGTTTTGGTTTAATTGTTTGAGGGAGAGTTTAAGTGGTGGATTGGTGATAATCTAGCGTAGTGTGTTTGCGTAATTAGAAGTGGAAAGTGAGTGCGGTTGGAAGGTTTTTAGTGTTGGGATTTGGGTGAGTTTGTTATTTAGTTTGTGATTAAATTAGTGGTTAATTCACGAGGTGTTTTGACGATGAGTTTTTGGTGTTTTTCTGTTGATAATGAGCTTTAACCATAGGGGGAATTTTAGCGGGTTCGGATAATGTAAACCATCCCCCGGCCTAGTGTCCCATGGCTTTAAAGGGTTTTTATAATATCATGTGTCATTTATGATATGTGATAATGTGATAGATTATATGATTCTTGCTTTCATCTAGCACACTCGAATATTAATTATTGTTTTACGATAACTGTACTACTGCAATAGTCTAACAATCCACACCGCACACCAAAAAAAATTCCCACCCATAACCCAACAACACCGCCATTTATCCACCCTCCACCAATCAACCACACAAAAAACCCTAAAAAATCTCTTGACAACCTCACAATAAACCTTTAAACTTATAACCAGCAACCACCAACATTTTACACCGTATATTATTTTAAGGAGTTGTCACCATGAAAAAAACTATCACCATCATTACTACCCTGTTAGTCTCTCTTGTCCTCTTGACCTCTTGCACACCCTCAACCACTGCCACGCAGCACGCACACCCCGCACCGCCTACACCAGCCCAACAAGCACAAGTAACCACGAGCACCACACCAGCGCCCACATACACCACGCAAGCCGGAACAATCAACCACATTGACAATGAATACATTCATGTAGTCTTTGAAGATGGTACGGGCTGGGCATGTGACTATGAGGCCGGGTTCACCGTGGGAGATACCGTTACACTAACTATCAGCGACAACAGCACGACACACGACTACTACGATGATGAGTGCATGAGTATCAGCAAGTAAGCACCACCTAGCCGACTAGGCTTCTAGGGGATTGAGCCTTAATCAGTCCCACACCAGCGGGAAACCGCCATTAATGGTTAATGTGTACCATACCACAAACACATAGTGACAATGCCCGGCAAGCTTCAACCTTGCCGGGGAACATGAGGACAAACACCCATGTTACACACTGTCACAGGTCATTATACTACTAATGACCGGAAGGAGTCAACATGACAAACACCAAAAGAGAAGCAACAACCAACAACACGACCAGCGCAAACAAAGCGACACTAACAACCCAGCAAGCGCACGACCTCCACACTAAAGGCATGATCATTAATCCGGACTTTGAAAAGGCAGTACAAGAAATGGAGCAGGGGAACACAACCGCAACAACCGACACTAAACCAAAGCATGAACCCATCACGCCGGATAACCTCTATAATGCCGCTTGTAAAGCCGCTTATCACACAATCAAACTACTACACACACAAGCGCCAACCGAAACAATGCGCGACTTGCTCAACGGCTTTGCACACCTCAAAGACGGTAACGACACCAACGAATTAATACAGGTTGCCGCGCTTGCCCTCATGGAGAACATGACCGCCAACAATGACAACGCCTTTCCGCTTGCCTGTAAAGCCGTACGACAATTCATCTATGCCCAGAACAAACAACATGCAACAACCACACACACCACACTTTATAAGCAGTTGCTCAAGATCCGCAAGATCTTAAAGGGGCAAAATATCAAAGCAAGCCCCGCCGAACTGGACAAGCTAACAGATATCATTGTTGAAAAGTCAATTACCGCTGATAATGTGGATGGCTTCATAGCCGAAGAAAAGACACGCGCCCAAACTTCATACACCAGCACAAACATATATATTCACGACCACGAAAAAGCCAACGGCGATATAGTCAACGTGAATGATGAATTATCAAAGCTCTTTAAAAATATGGCCTTTGATGAGGTTTTAGGAAATATTAGAAAGAATCTTACACCCTCACAATTGAAAGTGCTTTATCATATGGCGTTGGGGCGTCCGAACAATGTTATAGCCGTAAAAATGGGAATATCAAAACCAAGAGTATCACAACATATCAGCCGCATTCATGAAATCGCTAACACCCTTTACCCGAACGGAATAAGCGACATTTTCTAAAACCAAAAATGAATACAAAAAGCCGCTTGATTATTCAGGCGGTTTTCTTTTTGCTTTGTCTTTTGCTCATACGTTGCGAGAAATGGCGCGTAAGGCGTTTAAACACTTTATAAGCGTGTAACACTGCACGAAACAAAAAACGGTTATAGAGCCGTACAAGTGATTTTAAAGGCATTCAAAAGTTTTTTAAAATTATTTTTATTTACCCCTTAATTTTCGACTTGTCAATTGTAATATAAGTGTAAGGCAAAGAAACAAACGACAACAACCGCACAAAGCGAAAACAAAAGCGGTTGAAAATCAATTGTAAAAACGCCTTGCGGGTCTACCTTAAAGACCATAAATAAAAGGTTACCCGGACAAATTCCGGGCGGCGGTAGTACGCAAGAATTAAGCTTGCGGATCGGCTAGTGAATACTACTACAGACGGGCCATTAATCTAAATCCGGCTTGGTGATGTGGCAATGCGGTGATATTCCGATATAGCGCTAATATGCGCTGGCTGACCGCCTAACGGTTGTTTATTGAAATGTAGCTTGATATACGCATAACTCTGTATATCTCCGAGGAGGTATATAGACGGCTTGTATTAAGACGCAAGAAGTATCCGAGGATATGGATGGCTATTACATTGAAATAAATTGAAAATCGAAATAGAAATAAAGCGTGATGGAATTTAACTTTCTGTCACGCTTTTAACTTTAGCATTGTTAGAATGCACTTGAAATGATATATAGTGCATTTTATAGAGTGTTAAAGCTCTACAGACCAAAATGAAATTAAAACAAAAGAGAAAGAGGTATTATCATGAGTGAAAGAAAAACATTATCCGACCTTCTGGTTGCGGCCGAAAACGCAAAGAAGGAAGCAAACGCGGCGATCTTGTCTGACAGCGCATCCAAAATCGCAAAGACAAAAGAAGCCCTTGATACCGCCATCAAGGAATACAATGAAATGGCTATCACCCTTGATTTTCAGACGCTCCGGGCGAATTCAAATCCCATGTTGGCCGCGATTGAGCAGCTGGACATTGCCACCATTGAGGCCAAAGCGAACAAAGATAAGGAAACCGGCATCATCACATACGCCATCGAACCGGCCAGCAAACAAATTTCCCTTGTCGCGTTTGACGAGTTTTGCCAGCGCGAAAAGCTGACCATTGCTACAGATCGCCTTTGGTATCACAAGGTTGAAAAATTCTGTCTGCTCATCACCTATAAGGTCATGAAAGACCTTGGCAAAGATACCAAAAAGCTTGAGGAGACGTACTATATCGCCGATGCGGCGAAACAGATTGACATAGGAAAAACGCCGACCAGTAACACGGCCATTCTCAAGCAGCTCCAGACCATCATTGACGGAATCATTTTCGAAGATGACGGCGGAAAGAACGCCTATAGAGCAATCTCCCATGATGCCGCCTATATTGTCGCAACCATGACCCGGCGCGGAAGGGAATCCGGAACCGTTGTTACACCCAGAACCAATACCATGCACATGCTTGTTATGGACGTGTTGCACCGGATCGCCACGGATGGCGAATACAAGGTTGAATACACCACGAAAAAGCAGATTGCAAAGGCAAAAGAAAAAGCGGATAAAAATGAAATCGTCTGCACGGATTCCGGCGATTCATGGGATGTAAACGGTGTTTCATACAGCAAAGACGTATTCAAAACCAGCGCAGATGCCATTGAGGATTTTAAAAAGGATATGGCGCGATAACGGTTGACAGGCGAGATATCTGGAAGTATAATTAAAATGGTTATGGCGTTCCATTCAAAAACGCCCATAAAATTAAATTTGAATTATTGAGGTGATTTGTTGAGCAATCAAAACGGAAATGAAATGCTAATGAAACAAATATTGAATGCAGCAAAAAGATTCATTGATAAAGAGAAAACCCTGATCCCAGACGAAGCAAAAATGAATTCTTTTCTCGATGCCCATAATGAAATCAAAAATCTTTGCGAGGAAAACGGATACGAATTCAAACTAAAGGCAGAGCCGGTAGAACTTTCGCCCTGCGATATTATACTTACGCTGGAAATGGACTATTTCGGAGTTTCCGAAATGCAAATGGAAGATTTTAAACAGACGATAAATGGAATTCTAGATGCCTTGAAAAGCTTTGATATTTCATCGGCAGACGGATGTTACATTGTAAATATGACGTTTGAAGTTTACACAGTTGAAATGAAATAGCAATTGTCCCGCATAATTCGAATTTAAAAAAATATTGAAATTGCCTTTTCTTTTCTTAGTGTATTTGGTATAATAAATGCATTTGAAAGAGGAGGTAATTTTTATGGCACTAATAAATTGTCCTGAATGTAACAAGGAAATATCTGATAAAGTGAAAGCATGTATTCATTGTGGATATCCGTTAGAGCAAGAAGTAGAACCGGAGAAATTAAAACAATTAAAACAAGAAACAAAAACAGATAGTGAAGTAGAAACACAAGAAGAACGGCAAACAGAATCGTTTTTAACAAAGTGTAAAAAAATACTCAAAGATAAAAAGAAAATGCCATTTGTTATTGTTGGTATGTTAATATTTTTTTTGATTATTGGACTTATCATTTTTAATGCAGTTGGTGAAAAAAATGTTTATAATGAATATCATTCTAATTTCTACAGTGCGTCTAAAATGATGCTTTTAGGGGGAGCCGATTCCGAAGAGGTTACTAGAATGACATATAATGTATGGAGAAACACAATATATAAAGAAAGAGACAAAGAAACAGATCCATATGCATTGGAAAAAACTTCAAGTGTAATGGCGACATTTAATTCTGATTTTAACACGTCTATAAGATCATATTTTAATGATACAGAAACGATCAAAAAAGTAACAGGAATCAAAAGCAATCAAATAGTAGTTAAAATGATAATTGAGAAGTTGCAAAATCCACCGGAAGATTATACAAGGGCCTATGATACCATAATAAATTTGTACAAGGTTTATAATACATTGACAGATATGGCAATAAACCCGTCCGGCAATCTACAAGGATTTTCAAGCGCAAGAAATGAAACAATAACAGAATTTAAAAATCTATGGGAACAACTTCAAACGCAGACACCAAAGTAAAATCAATCCAAATAAAACGCAGAAAAGACACTCTAAACAAGTGTCTTTTCGCTTAGATTCATTTTTTATCCTCTTCGTATTTTTTAACAGTATGATCTTTCATCCAATTTGTATCACTATTTTTAGGACGATACGAATTATCGTCTGATTTATCATCAGAATAGTTATCGTATTCTTTTTCGTTCTCATCATCTGGATATAATTTATCCAATATCAAATATATTCCCCTAAAAATCAAAAAAGATAGAAAAGAACTAAACCATACACCTAAACCAATTAGAAAGTTACCAGTAACTAACAATACCAATCCACCCAAGAAACCGACAACAAAAATTATTATTGCCATTGTATCATATATTTTTTTCATTCTGCACCATCCCAAAATCAAATTACCAAAATTCTACCACAGACCGCCCAAAATTGCAAATCCAAACAACTATAACTGCTAAAATCTAAAATAAAATAACTTTGTAAGCTATAACCGCCGACACCAAAGTCAGGCGGTTTTTTATATCTAAAACCAAATGGAGTAAAACGAAAGGAGCAAATCATGGATAGTACACAGACAAATATGTTTTACATTGCTGAACACCCAATAAAAGAAAAGTATCAAAATGTGTTGTTTAAAATGAAAGGAGATATAGAGAACTCGTTCTACAAATGGCTCAGAAAATATGATCGAGTAGACGTTTATGATTGGGCGTTTAGAGACCATAAAAAAGTAGAGAAGGAGTTTAGAAGAGAAAGCGAATATTGGTCTGATATCTATATAAAACGATTTTTGGAGTCTTTTCGGTACATAAAAGATATCATTGAATACGTTAGAACTACGCTTTTAAAGGTTGATACCAATAAAATAATTGGAAATCAGTTTTATATGTTCTCTTGCAAAGGAGATCCGTTATTGGGAACATGTCTGTGCTTTTTAAAAACGTATTATGGAGAAGATACCGAAAAGAAATTTTTATTGGCATCAGCATAACAAAACGAAACAAAATATAACTTGACAAAATAAAATGAATGTGTATAATGAAGTTAAGGACAGGAGGAAATACATAATGAAAACGTTTTTCGGAACACTTGCGTTTATTGCCGCCTTTGTGGCACTTGGCACAATAGGCGCATTGGAATATGAAAGAATTTCTTTTGCTCATGCAACCATACAAGGTGGAATATCAATATTTTCTCTTGTAATTTTCATGGGTTTGGCAGGAGGATTTCAGGAATCAAAGCCGTCAAGACGATGGTAACAAAATAATTTGGAGCGCGGCAGCTTGTGGTGAGGCTGGGAGAGATACCGTGCTGGTGTGTTGGGTAGACACACGCTCCTTTCTTTTGTTGGAAATACATAACAATACAGGAGTTCCATCACCATTAGGGTGACATTTTCACTCCTCCTTTCTTTTTTATTTGGCCGTCGATATTTTGCGTTAATGTTGATGGCCAAATCATGGGCCATTAGTTCAGTTTGGTAGAACTCCCGGCTCATAACCGGTATGTCATAGGTTCAAATCCTATATGGCCCACCAATAAGCGGTTTCTAGAGCCGCCACGTGAACCACTTGTATGGGTTCCAAAAGACTACGGAGAAGCATAGAACGCTTAATCTTTTTTAGATGCGTACCACTCTATGAGAAAGGTCTTTTGCATATTTTATGACGAAATGGGTGAGTTAAAGTATGGGTATAGCAATGTAAGTACAATAAAATGACCCAAGCAAGTCACTAAACTGCTTACCATATGCCGCTGTGGTGGAATTGGCAGACACCTGAGATTTAAGCTCTCATGTTGGCGACAACGTGCCGGTTCGAGTCCGGCCAGCGGCACCAAACAATTTTGAAAAGGAGGTAGACCGCTATATGCATAAAATCATAAGAATAGAAACAAACGATGAAAATCAATTTGAAACTGAAAAGGAAGCAAGAAAATATCTTGATAAAAAATATGGCGACCGCTTAACAACAATTGTTCACAAGATACTGAAACATGAAAAATATATATCGCTGTGTGAATTTATAGACGCAAATCTGGAATTGTTTCAAGAGTTGATTGACCTAAAAAACGAACTCAAGGAAGATATTAAAAAAGATTGTGATGATAACGATTTCAATTGAAAAGGAGATTGATCATGTCAGTAATAAAAAATAGCAAATGTGAATTTTGTGGCAAGACTAGACCATTGTTGGCCAACACGAGTTTCCACGGCTTCTACTGCGATAAGTGCCTTAGACTGGAACGAGCTGATGCAATGTTGGGTTTACATGAAATTAAGGATGAACAAAATAATAAAAAGAAAGAGGTGACAAGTTGAGTGGTCTAAATCTATTTGTCAAAGATATTCCACCATTGAAACCAGATGAAATCGCAAGGAAATGGTTCGTGAAAACCCATAAGAAAAAATTTAGAGACTTTAGAAAGCCGACTGAAGTAGAATACTTACAAAGCCTTACTTTTATAGATACACCGGAATTGGTATACACTGTTCCGATATATGAATAAACAGAGCACCATTTTAATAAGAAAGGACACGATACATATTGGATAAAAAAGAATTTGTAAATCAATGTGGCAAATTACTCATGATTGCAAAACCAAATCTAATTTCCACGACTTATATGCAGGGAAATGAGATTAAAACAGCAAAGGAATGGGATAAGATTGTTTCGGATGCTGAATATGCTGTTGTGGCCTGTGAAAATGGATATCATTATTACATAGATATTACGGCGAACAGTTTATGTGCAATTGCGGAGGCCATATTTAAAGCAATGGCATATAAGTAGGAAAGGAAAGAAATTATGCAAAAAACAAATTTAAACAAATGGCATGATGTAACTAATGAAGGGGATATGTACGAAACTTACACCCGCGACAGCTGGGAAATCCCCGAAGACGGAACCGAAATCTGGTGTACCGGATGGAGCAGAGGACAGGCAATTAAACCTTATGGAGACGGTTGTCATGTCATTGTTGGAACTACAGTATATCATTGTGATGAGTTGATGGGGATTCTTGATAAGTGGGTTAATGATGGGTATACTCGGAAAGTTATATAAAGCTAAACAAGGAAAACATTCTCTTTATTGGTCACTAAAAAATGACAATGGAGAAATTAAATCATATGAAAAACGAAGATTTATAATTATTTAAGATTAAGCATTGGAAAGAAGTGAGAGGGTTTATAATGTACATAAAAAATGGTTGTCAACACGAACTTACAGAAGAAGCAAAAAAGCAAATCTATACAATTCAAATTCCCATCACTGGTGAACAAATTGAAAATATTATTGTGACAGCTCTGGAGGGTGGCATTGGTTATTGGGCCTGTCTTAATAACGCCACTCCTGAATGGAACAATAAACTAGAGGGATTGCCAGCGTCGCAGTATGCAGCGCAATTGATTTTTGAAGGAAAAACAGTTGAATTCACTGATGCCGAAGATGAAGATGTGCGTTGGGACCTTGACCTCCCAAGGTTGCTGAACGGCATTCGGCAAAACGCAGAAGCAGAATCTGGCAGCATTGATTTGGATGATATAGATGCTGAAATTGCTGATTGTATTATCCAATACGCATTGTTTGGGGAATTAGTTTATGGATAAGGAAAATTCATACAATATAAAATATTAAAATGGAGCGATAGAAATGATTAAAATTGAATTTTCAACAGGCAATGCCGCATTTGCCTATGGAAGCGCTGGTTATGAAACTGCCCGTATTCTTCGTGACTTGGCTAACTATTTGGAAGATGGCCTTACCTCAGAAAGAAATATTTGAGATATCAACGGTAATAAAATTGGAAAGTATGTTTATACGGAAGATTAATAGGGGTGTAATATGTTAAAACAAGCGATTAGAGTTGAATCTGATCCTGATGATTTTATAGAACAATATAATGATATGCTTGACGAAACTTATGGTGATTTTATGGATATGAACGCAAGCTATATTCTGAAAGAATGTGATCCCACGGTCTACAGATGTGGTTTGCTGGATTATGTAGATTCATATAGAGAAGAAAAATATGAATGTCCTATTTGTGGTGAAGAATATCAAGATGAAGATGAAGCGTTGTATTGTTGTCAGGACGAGGAGGATTGTTAAATGAGCTATGAGGTTAACGGAATTCAATATGACTATGACAGTTCCATCAATCAAGAAATAAAAAGAAAATTTGTTCAACGTGATGTTTATTGTTGCGTAACCTCAATGGCAGAATATATATTAAGTAAATCATGGGAAGATGGCGATGCACCGTTTGGTTATGATGATATAACAAATTTTTACATGCCAAAATGTTCTGAATGTAGATCAAATTATGGGTTCGAGGAAACAGATACTAAGGCATACAAATGTGAAAATTGCGGTCATATTGTGGAAGACAAAGACGAACTTGATACAGAACCGCAAGATATTTTTGAATGGTGGATGGTAGATAGTCTTTTTGCAGAAAAACTCGAAGAAAAGGGAGAACCTGTTCTTTTGGATGAAGGTATATGGGGAAGAACCTGTTCTGGTCAAGCTATACTACTTGATTGGGTAATATCTCAAATTTGTTATGACATGGAAATCCTTGAGGGACAAAAATATGAATGGAAAAGGTAAATAATATGAAAGCTATAGGAATAATCAGAAGAATTGACGACCTCGGTCGTGTTGTTATACCGAAGGAGATCAGGCGTACACTGCGTATTCGAGAGGGCGACCCGCTGGAAATTATTGTTAATGAAGATATGGTCTGCTACAGAAAATATGATACGGTGGCAGATGTAAAGACGCTTATGTCGGAACTTATTGCTCAAATTCAAGATAGTGATCTAAATGGCAAGCGACTTGATGAAATTTTAAAACATGTTCGCTATGTAGATGAATGTATTAAAAGATTTGAGAAGGAGAACAGCGAGGAACAATCATGAGTAAATATGTTTTTCTGTACAAGGATAAAAACAGAGACGACAGAGACTGTGTGAAATACATCTCAAATAACCCCATGAGATTTGAGTGTGGTCATTATTTTGGCGGTATAAACCTGAATGGGTCTTGTTTTTCAACTGATTTCAACTATGAAAAAACAAATTATGATAATATTATCACTGTTTTAACAAAAGAGGAATTTGAGAATTTAATAAGGTTTAATGAAGAAATACATAATTTAGGATATAGCATCACAAAAGGGGATGACAGGTATAATAAGGGGCTCGAATTGATTTCTGAAATCAAGCCCATATTTGACAAACTGAATTCCGAAGAAAATGCTACATTATTTGAGAAAATAGTTGAAGAAGAAATTGAATATCTAATGGATGAATATAGTTTGTCGGAAGATGATATTAAAGAAATTTTTAATAAATATGGTATGGAATATCGTGATAGAAGCATTATATCTTATGTATTCAATTCCATTGGCGAATGTGCCGAGGAAGAAGCAGAATCGCTCGGGTATGTGACAAAGAACAATGAAAGATGGTTCAATTATGAGAAGTTCGGAGAGGATCTTTTAGAGGAAGAAAGATATTTGGAATTATCTGATGGTCGAGTGGCTGTATCGAATTATTAGGAGGTAGGTATGAGGATTTGGACATGTTCCGATTGTGCAGAAAAGATGAAATTAGCAAATAAAAAAAACCGGTCCTGTGTTGCATGGGCGGCGGTAAAAACATTATGGAATCTGATTGTTCTGATCGACTTAACACCTATAAAAAATATGACGAGGAATTAGATGCCTTAACCATTCAACTCAATTCTTTGTATAAACAGATGAAACCTGTTCATGAGAGATATGAATATATTATGCAGTATTTTCGCCAACAAAAACAAAGAAATCTAATTACAGCAGAAGAGTATAAAATGAGAGCGGAAAGATATGTTGGGCTTAAAAAACGAAAAGGTAGCGCTCAATAAAATTGTTTGGCAAATCCGTTAGCTGGAGGAGTCTTTTGGATTATTTAAAGTAACATACGAAAAAATTGACAATAATTTAAATGGTGAACAAAATGAAAGTCAGCTATAACTCAACCATATGGAGCGACACCGGCACAATCTATAATCAACGAATTAGAATGACAAAACGAGAGTTTAACTCTCTGTGTGACGCAATTTATTGTGAAATTTAAATGAGTTTCCCGCAGAAAGAAAAATACTCGCATGAATGCGATGCAGTGCTGAAAAAGTATTTCAAGGTGCCGACATTAAGCGAGTTTGATTATCCATTATTAAAAAGACCAATGACAGTATCTTATCTAACATTGACACAGGCGAGATATTTGAGGAAATATTCTGAATTAAAGGATAGGTTAAAAATGGATAGAAACACATATATTTTGATTAAGGGATAGGAGAAGATAAATAATGAAATTTACAGTTGATACATACGAATTTAAAAAGGCTCTTGAAAAAGCATTCAAAGTAACGGGCGTAAAAACGATTGAATCCTTGGAGAATATAAAAATAGTAAAGGTTGAGCATGATTGTCATCTTCTAGCAAGCGATCTTGAACAGTTTGTAGATATTACCATTGACAGTAGTTCAAACGAGGATTGTGAATTCCAATTCTCAGACACAAAAGCTCTTCTAAAAGCTATGAAATTTTTCACTGGACCTCAGATTGATTTTGAATATGAAGGTGAAACAGTTACAATTTCTTGTAATGGCAAGAAAGCAAAACAGAGAATATTTGATATGGATTTCCCGGAGTTCCCTCAAATTATGGAAAAGCCAAATAATGATTTTGGTTACAGCAATAAAAAATTAAAAGAAAGATCCGCCGCTATTAAATATGCTGTTTCTACCGATAAAGACCGGCCGATTTTTACAGGAGTTTGTTTTAAGAACAACGATATGGTGGCAGTTGATGGACATAGACTTGCAGTTAATCGAGATTGCAATTTAAACATTTCAAAATCTTTTATTATACCTTTCAATGCATTGAAAAATATGGGCGAAATTATGGACAATGAAATAAGAATCGCAACTACCGATAAATACATACAAGTCAAAGATAAACAAACGACGTTTACGGCAAGATTGCTTGCGGGAGAATTTTTTAAATATGAAGATTCGATTGTTAAAAGTCAGAATCGGTCTATTGACATAGATATTGAAAATTTTACGAAGGGGTTAAAATATCTCAAAATATTTTTCGATGCGAAGAGTGAAAAAAGAGTTCATTGGCACAATAATAAAATTGGTGTTGAAACCGCAAGCGGTTATTTTGAAAGCGAGGTCAATGTTGAGGGCCAAATGGATGTTGAAATGGCTTTTAATGCTGATTATATGCTTGATGGATTGGGACAATTTAAAAATAAAGTGTCGATTCATATTGGAAATAATACATCTCCAATGTTACTGACATCCGAGGATGATGCGGACAATATCGCTTTGGTTTTGCCAATGCGAAACGACCGGCCTGTGTTTAATAAGGTTGCGTAAGGGAGATATATGAATAAGTGTAAAGATAAGTATTCTGATTTTGACGTCAACAATTTAGGAATACAAAGAAAATTGAAAACATTATATAACATGAGAGAGGCAGAAAATATTGCGATGTCATTAAAATTAGGAGCAAGTCCAACAACCAATAACGCGGACATTGCAAATTATTTTAATGACGGTTGTCTTGCAGTAAGACAAGATAAAAACAATATTTTCTGGAGGTTATTTCCCTATGGTTGGGAAGGCGAAATGTTTGCATAGGGAGGTATTAAATATATATATATATATATATATATATATTCAGCTCGAACGAGATTATCTTGCAAATGACAATAAAGGAATCCTTATTCACTTTTCCGGAAAAGATGAAAATAATGAGGGCGACATTGCGCTCATCAGAATTGAAAACGGGAGTTTGTTCTGGTATGAAAATCAGAATGGGGAATACATATGTGACAGTGCCAGTGAATACGTGGCGGACGAAAATATTAAGCTAATTTGTCAATATTTATTAAAGCAATTTCCAGAAGCAGAGATTGATACGAGCGAACTAAAATCCAAATAAAAGACTTGTTTCATTAAAATATTGAAGGAGATGAAAAAGTGGAAAAAACACCAGTAATGTTGTCGTTCACAGGAAAACAACCTATCAAGGAACTAGAAGACAGGGCCTTTAATATTGAGATGAACTTATTCTCTGGCGTCGAACCAAAAGATTTACAAAAGGATGAGATTGAAATTTTGAAACGCAAGTATGGAGAAAACTGGTTTTATGAATTGGGATACGATGATAGTTGGGAGAAACCAATTTTTAAATAAGGAGAATTATGATGCAGAAATGTAAAATTTGCGAATGTGAATTTGACGATTTTGAAGTTATGTATGAAATCAACACAGGATTCGAAGATGAATATATTGAGTGTTTTAACTGTCATGTTGAAGCAATGGAATATTCTATAACGACATGTAATTCCTGTGGTGAGTATTTTAGTGGAGAACATTTGAAAATCAATTCTGTAAACGGAGAACAAGAAATTTGTCCTTATTGCGATGAAATTTGGTGTGATTAAAGAGTGGGGTGTAAAAATGAAAATTGATGTTATTAAAGGTGATATTACAAAAGTCAAGGTAGACGCAATTGTAAATGCAGCCAACAATACTCTTTTAGGAGGTGGAGGAGTGGATGGTGCAATTCACCGCGCAGCAGGACCCAAATTATTGGAAGAATGCAGAATGTTAAAAGGTTGCGAAACGGGCAAGGCTAAAATAACCGGTGGGTACCGGCTTCCTGCAAAGTTTGTTATTCATACTGCGGGTCCGATATGGACAGGTGGAAACAACAACGAAGAATTGCTTTTACGCGATTGTTATTTGAACTGTTTAAAGCTGACGGTTGAAAATCATGTAAAGACAATTGCTTTTCCGTGTATTAGCACTGGCGCATATCATTTTCCGATATGGAAAGCAGCAAAAATAGCCGTTGATACGGTAATAGATTTTGCTTGGAATAATGAGGAATCTGAGATTGAGGAAGTGTATTTTGTTTGTTACGATGAAGACAATTATATAGAATATATTACAATGTTTGAAGTGTAACTAAAAATTAAAATAAAGGAGCAAAAGATATGAGTGAAAATACAATTCAGAATAATAATATAGCCTACAAAGGGTTCGATGTTGATGAGAATGGAAATTTATATTGTCAACATGCTTTCTATCCCAAGAAATATTATAAATTAGGTGAGATCGAAACAGTTTCAGGTGATTTGGTAATATGCCAAAATGGTATGCATTTTTGTTGGAATATCAATGATGTAAATGATTTCTATAGTTTGAGAGAAAAGGTAATATGTAAAATTGAAGTTTTGGGCGACGTAATTAATCAAGAAAATATGAAAAAATCATGTACCAATAAATTGAAAATCCTTGAGATATTAACAAAAGAACAAGTTTTTTCAATATCCAATACTGGAGTTGATAATACGGGACTGTGCAACACCGGCAACCGCAACACCGGCAACTGCAACACCGGCGACTGGAACACCGGCAACCGCAACACCGGCAACCGCAACACCGGCGACTGGAACAC